CTACTCGATGTTCACGTCGGCCCCGACCCGCTCCGCGAGGGCCTCGAACTGCTCCTTGGTAACGGCGATGAACACCCGATCCACGCCCGTCAGGTCGTGCTCGTCGGACTTGATTCGGTTCGTGCTGCCCCCAGGTGCATCGGTCCCTCTGTTGCCGTTGACCGAGATGAACGTCTCGACGGGGTCGGAGCCATCCACGGCTTCGACGATGGCGTCGCGGGAGGTCTCCAGCGCCCCGGCGAAGGTGGTCGCCATCCCGGTGTAGAACCCTCCGTATTCGCGTAGGGACTTGTCCTTACTGCTGCTGAATTTTTCGTCGGTGTGCGCTCGTGCAGACCTGTTTCGCATGTGGCTTAGGGATTGTGACAAGAACGCTGTGTCTATCTCACGGGCCCGAGGCGAAATTGGTCTCGTGGGCCCGTAACATTGATGGACAGAGTCGCGGCCCAGGCGTTATCAACGGGGGCTTTTCATCGTGGACCACGGACCACTCTGGCCTCGGCCTGTCCCGCGAAGGCGCGTGCCGTCGATGGATCGACGACGCCCTCCGGCAGGTCTTCACCGCCAGCAGTCAACACGAAAACCGCCTCGGGGCCTTCCGAGACGGCGACGACGCCATACTGGGACCGATTCGATCTTCGCGCGAGTGGTAGGCCCGGGGGGATTGCTCCGTTCCGTGTGTCAACCTGAATCTACGAAAACTGCATCTCTCAGCGCCGTCTCAAGCAGGGCTTGACGGATCACTCTGGGCGCATTAGGTTCTATTCATGCTCCCACTCTGACCCGATCCCTGCCCCGCCGTGGCGACTGTCTCCCTCGACTGCCGCTCGCGCACAGACCAAGACGGCCTCGCCTCTGTCCGGCTTCGCATTGAACACGCGGGGAACCAAAAGTTTCTGTCCACGGGGCTGAAAGTCAAGCCCGAAAAGTGGCGGGATGGCAAAGTCACCAGAGGCCATAGGGAGGCCGACCACATCAACTCTAGGCTGCGAGAGGTCGAGAGCGCCGCGCAAGACGCGCTCACGAAGCTGCGGGCTAGTGCTGTGCCCATCACTGCGTCCCGCCTCAAGAGCCGCGTGCAGGACGAACTGAACGGTGACGAGGCCCCAGCTGAGCACCCTGACTTCATCGCGTGGTCCCTAGAGCGCGTGGAGCGTGTGTACGACAATCAGGGCACACGTCGCAATCACCGCTCTTCGCTCCGCAAGTTTGAACGCTTCCTCGGCGAGACTCGGGGCCGCGCCGACATCGGATTCCGCGAGCTGGACGCTTCCCTTCTCGAAGAGATGATGGCGTGGGAGTCTACCGAGCTCGACAACGCCGACAGCACGATCCACAAGACCATGCGGACCCTCCGCCGCATGTGCAATCTGGCGATCCGTGACGGGCACATGGAGCAGGCCGACTACCCGTTTCGCCACATCACGTTGAGCCGGTCGCGGACGCAGAAGCAGCCGCTCACAGACGCCGAGGTGGAGGCCCTAGAAGAGCGGCGTAAGGCGATGGATCAGGGGCTCGTATCCTACCCCCGACGCGACACGACCGCCGCGCACGCGCTTCGCAGTTGGCTCGTGCAGATGTATCTCTTGGGGATGCGGTGGGGCGACGTGTGCTCGCTGCGATGGTCGTCTATTCGTGACGGGCGGGTAGAGTACACGATGCTTAAAACGGGCACCGCCAAGTCCGTGAAGCTGGTGCCCAAGGCGCGGGAGATCATCAAGGTGTACGCGGGGCGCCGCCCCAAACAGCGTTTTGTTTTCCCGTTTCTCGACTGGCGGCAGGAAGACCTAGAAACCGACGAAGGCATCCGGCAGGCCACACAACGGGTCAACGCCGCTGTAAACCAGAAGCTACGCACCATCGCCGAGAAGGTCGGCATCACCTCCACGCTCACCACACACATCGCTCGGCACACCGCCGCAAACAGGATGGCAGGCGCCGGATGGGAGCTCAGGAAAATCTCAGCCGCACTCGGCCATCAGTCCGTGAGTACCACTGAGCAGTACCTACGCAGCCTCAAGGACGACGAGCTGGACGAGGATCACATGGGGCTATTCTGAGTGAGCCGCCGCCGCGCGTACAGCCCAAGGGGTGCGAGCCAGGAGGACGAGGGCACGAGGGAACGACGGCCCCAGGAGTCGAGGCCCCAAGAGGCCAGGGGCCACGCGCCGGGCTGGGGCGCAACAGAACCGCCCCACCGGGCGAGGGGGGAGGGCCACCGACGGAGCTAGGAATGAAGGGTATGGGTTATACGACGTTCCCGCTGCCGTCTACCCAATCCGACCCGTTCCAATGAATCATGTGCCCCAGGTCCGTATCTAAATATCGGGTTCCAGGTGCGCGGAGATCCGGCGCCGGACGGGAGGGGGTGTCCCCGGTTTGGAACGGTGGCTGGAAGTCGACTTTTCCTTCTTGCGCGTCAAGCCGCGTCGGGGCCTGTATTTTCCCAACGCTTATTTTTCCCCAGGTATCGTTTCCCGATAATTCTTTAATGGCTGTGTCATCAGCTTTTAAAAGGGGAATGTGCCCTCTATAGTCCGAAGCCTTAATTTGTACCCCTGTATTGTAGGCAGTTATTTTTTCAGGGTGCAGTTCGCATTCTGGTCCATCTATAATGACGCCAACTGTAAAGTTTGCAGAGCTTGCCCCGCTTTCAATGCGCGTACCAAAGCATTGAAACCCGCGCCCGGTCACTACCCCATTTCCTTGTCCAGTAACGCCGCCCCCCACCATTAAAATGGACCCGCTATCAGGGCCGCCTACGTTGTGGATAGATACTTGATCGTCCGTGGTGGTAAAGTAGGAGTGCTGTATCTGCGTGGTTTCAGGGTGCCCTGTCCCTGCTGATTGAACCGCTGTTTCTTGCCGGAGGGCGTCTTTTTCGGGTTTTGTTATAGAGCAATTTATGATCCGTGCATCGAGTACGTCTCCGAAAAAACGAATTCCATCCCGTCCTGTCCGCTTGACTGAAATGCGGCGTAACACTGGGGAAAAGATTTGTTTTCGGTTCGAGTTATTGTCTTGTGATGCATCAAAGTCAAACGCCCGTCCGGTATTGAAGGCGGTCACGTTCGGGCCGGGACGGACGCCAAACCCTTCCAGCATCGGTCCTTCAAGGATCTGGTGCCCGCTCCCTCCTTCTGTGTCGGGTGTCGTAGCAACAAAGAACAATGGCCCCGAAGTCTGTTCGTGCAGTAGGATTGTGTCTGGTTTTAGGTCGTTATAACTCCACCGCCCCGGCTGCACGCCGTCCGCAAAGATGTGTACGTTGTTATCGACCTCAATTGTATCTGTGATTCGGTATTCACCGGACGGAAGGTAAAGGGGACGCCCCATTTCCTGCGCCGCCGCAATCGCGTCTCGAAACGCGCTTGTATCGTCGGTATTTCCGTCGCCCCTCATCCCCATCTCTTGCGCGTCGAGTGGTTTTCCTTTGAGTGTGCCCCGCCGCACCCACCACGTTCCATCGGACGCTTGCAGCGCTACGGCCCCGTCGTCCCCATTCCCGAACGGGTCGCTGTCACGGGCGACAAACAGGCCGCCCTGGTCGCCGCCCACCGCTACGACATGCCCCGCAGATCCGCCATAGTTGCGCAGGTCGGTCAGGTTTTGCACAGGTGCAGCCGTGTCAATAATGTCCTTCATCTCTTGCCGCACCTTCGCAATCTTCACCGCGCTCCCGTCTGGAAGCTGGGTATCAATGCTGTTTTTAAGTTGTGTGCGCGTCTCAGTAGACATTGGTTACTCGTCAGGTTGCTGCTGAATCTGCTGAATCGTGCCGGTTTGAAGGTCCACCTCGTGCCGCCTGGGGTCTAGGCCCTTTGCCTCCATGAGCGTCTGGATGGTGGTCTGCTGCTGTCGTTGCAATTCCCGTAGACGGCGCAAGGTTGCTTCTGGAATGTCGTTTGTGTCTGCCATTGTAAGGCTGGGTTACGTCTTTTGTGTGCCGTTAATGAATAACTGAGGGTTCCCACTTCTATCATTGGCTACCCAAATTTCTTCTAGATTACCATCATCTCGGTTCTCAAGTTGTAGTGCGGCTGCGCCATCGGTCGGGTCAATCTTCGCCGTTAGTCTGCCTGCGTTAAAGAACTCAATAATCGGGAAGTCAATAAACTGCACACCCGTGCCGTCGATCAAATCTAAGTTTCCTCCACCTGTTATTAAACGCACATCTTGGTTCCCGTTTAAAAATAACGCATTCGTGGAGGCATACACTGACCCGCGGTAGGTCGTTTTATTGACGGGGTTTTCCCAAAAAGAGATCGCATTTCCAGCGGAATTATCATTAACGGACAACAACCTGATACCCCCAGAGTCAATGACGTACTCATCCGCAGCATTTGTAACCCGACCACTACTAGATAACTCAAGTGTGCCATCAATTTTGGCTTCTGGAGACTGTGTGGGGTCAAACTGAATTGCTCCGTTCTTCCCGAGCGTAAGCGCCGTGCCGCTGACCTGCGCAAGCGTATCCGTGTCCGACCGAAGCCGCAACCCCTTAGAGTCGTCAGCCGTAATGTGCTCGCCACTCGGGTCGCCAGCCGCCATGCCATATGTCTCTGTGGAGTAGTCGTAGCGCCCGTCTAAATTGCCGTGCATGAAGCGGAGCCTGCTAGCCCGGTTGTCCCAGTCCGTAAAGTCACTGATGCCATCTAATATTTCCCGCTTCGGGCCATACGGGTTATCAAAGATCAAGCTGTCCCGCCCAGAGTCAGATGAGCCTACCACAAACACGCTGTATCCCTCCGTGTCCTGCCCCGTCTTCGGTACGGTGAAGTCGGAGTTGACCGTGACGCGCACGACATGGGGGTTTACTACCTCGTCTACAACGGCCCGAATCTGGGCGATCACCGTCTGGGAGTCAGGGTTGTACCGCTGCGCCAAAAGGCGGTCGCCAGCCGCAAGGCCGTGGCGGTCAGATTCTCCGTCGCTGTTCTCAAACTCCCACTCCTGTTGTGTTGTGTTGCTGAAGGTGTTGCTGACGCTCGTATGGGAGGACGACTGGAACTCGGCCACCTTACCCCCGCCTGGAGACACGGCGTGTGGCCCCGCCTCTACGGTCGTCTGCGATACGATGAACTCCCGCACGCGAAGTGTGCCGCGAAAACTGCCGTGGCTAACCTCTAAAAAGTCGGGCTTTCGCTCGGCGTTGTCTGTGAGCTTGATCCCCTGACCCGTAAACCCTGGGACGTACTTCCGGTAGCCTGTGTATGTGACATCTAGATTGCGCGGGTCTGCCTGCACAAATGACCGCGGCCTGTCCTTGGAATTTTCGTAGAGCTGAAGCCGGAATCGGTCCTGCGGGTCAACCCCGAGGCTGAGTTCATCCCCATACGTGGTATTGCGAATAATGTGGGCGTCCTCTCCGGTGCCTCGCTCCCAGATATGCCGCTGGGTCCAGTTGAACCGAAAGGACTCGTCTACCTCTAGTGCGGGCTGGCTGTCTGTAGAAAAGTCCTCTTGGTCGAAGTCCGTTGAGTCGAAATCATCTTCACGGGGACCAGCGATCACAGAGCGCCCGGCCTTAACCTGTAGCTCATCAGGGGTAAAGTTCGGATTGACCCTCAGAACCGAGTTGCCCAAAACCAGCGCATCGGTGATGTCGGCAGAGGCCAGTTGCTCCGCACTCGGGAAGTTGCCCGCACTGAATCCAGGCGGCGTGAGGATGGTGGGTTTGCCCGAGAGGGCGTCCCATGTAGACACGCCGCCGCCGCCGCCAACTGCCGCGGCGGTTCCGCCACCAGAGGTGCCGCCATCCTCTGTATCCCGTACAGTGGCGATGCTCAGATCCGTCGTCCCCGCGTCGGCGTGCTGAATCAGCGTCAGCCCGATCTCTCCGCTCGCCGGATCAGACGAAAACTCCGCAATCCGCCACGTCTTCCCGTCGAACTGGACGATCTCCTCGCCCGTCACGACCGGCGACTTGTCACGGGCGTAGACGGTAAGCTGCTGGCGCTCTAGGTGCTCCCGCAGGTAGCGGAGGCGCTCGCGGGCCTGCAAGCCAGCAAGAGACAGGGACCCACCGCCCGCGCCGATGCCCCAGTCTGTCGCTTGATAGCTTGAAGACGGGCCAACTCCCTTTACGCGGCGTGAGTTTTCACTGGTCGGCCCCGATGAGAGCAAAACAGATAGATCACGGCTCTTTCCATTCTCTGAAACAGCCCCCTCTTTGGTCGTCTCAGTAAGCTCGTTCCCTTGCTGAGTAAGCTGTACTGTTACGTCATCTACAAAGGCAGGGCGGTCTACAACATTCCCGGCATTCGTTTCTCCATAAAGGGCAGCGCCCCCAATCCGCAGGGTCGCATTCCCAGAAAGTGGCTGCCCGCTGGGGTCCTTGGCAAATGCCCGTGCCTCGACACGCCCCCATGAGTTCGGGTTTTTCGTCCAGCGCCAAAGCGCAAAGTCGTAAGCAGTGTTCGTAAATCCGAGGTAGGCTACTGACCATTTTGAGTTCACGTCTCGGCTGATGTCGCCCACCAGCACTGTATCGCCCTTATCCGCACGCTCTGAAAGCGTAATAAACGCCCGAGGGATTTGATCGGGGGGCGAGTCTGTACGGTTGTAAAGGGGGAGTTTCGTGCCGTTTGGTATTGCCCGGTCTAGCGACTGAACAGGGAGCGTGCCAGACCCGCCCTTTACGCTCTGCCGCACACCAGCCTCAAACTCCTTGAGGTAGAACCCGCCAACCTCCAGTTCGGCGTAAAGGTGGGGCTGGTCGCCGTTGCTTGGCTGCTGTTCAAACGGCTCATGCCAAAGCTGGTGGGAAAACTTCAGAGCGGTCTCAGGGGGAATGCCTGAAATATCTCCAAGGTCTTGCGAGATGGGATACTCTACCGCATTATTTTGGCTGCTTCCCCGAATCTCCAGTACGTAAGTGTCCTGCTGCAACGAGTTTGGTGTCGGGTCGGGCGTCCCAACACTTGAGGCGTCTGCATTGTCGTGGTTCAAAATCGAGGCGTCAATGTATGAGGTGGCAGCGTTATCAATTTGCCACCCAGATGCATTTCCCTTCCCAATCTCCTCATATCCATCATCTCCTACAATATTCTCAATAGGAGTGTGGTTGTGCGTAACTGATACACTTTCGCTACGCCGCTCAAACTCCCGCGTCGGTCGGTTCGTGTCGGCGGTCGATAGGTCCAGGCTAAAGTCTCTGCTGAAGGGAGAGGACGTGTCCTCCGTCCCATCGGGGGCATACCTCCAGGTTTTAACTGAACCGCTAGAGAGGGCCGTAGGCTGCGCCACGAGCCACGTCAGCTCTCCGCCGATCACCGCCTGCCGGACCTCAAGCCCTTGCGACTTCAGGGCGTCCTCTAGGGCGCTCTCCTGGTCAAACCACTCGCCGTCCTCGGAGTCGTAGTACACGTCTGGGCGGGCGCCAGAGTACCGTAAGGGGTTGTCACTGGGGCTAAGCTGCCCGCCGGCGTCGGGATACCACTCGACCGCAAACTCTACGTCGAGGGGGCTGTCGTAGAGCGTAGACAGGATGCCCGTGAACAGATCGGTGTAGCTGATAAACGACCCGTCTTCGCCGATGTCGCTATCGGACACGCCACTTAATGCGTCGAAGCCATCCCCTTCCAGCGTGGTGAGGCCGTCTACGGCGCGAAGTTCTACGCCGGGGAGGTCGGTCAAGGGCTCGTCTTGAAAGAAGTCCGTTAGGATAAATCCCTTCCACACGAGCGACGACGTATCGGTGCGGAAGACGCGCGCCTCCGCGTCCCGATCTTCAAGCCCAAAGAGCGGGCTCAGGTCCTCATTCGTACGGACGTTGATGCGGACCTCCTTCCCCCAGATCGGTTCAATCCCGACCCGCTCGCGTTGCCCGCCCTCAAAGCGTATAAACTGCTGATCGCCGTCGAGTTGCGTTACAGTCGTCCCGCCGTAGCCCTCATTGTAAATCTCGATCCGGTACGGGATGCCGTTCAGGCCAAGTGCCTGAACCTCGAACTGTTGTGCCATTACGCTCTGCCTGCGCGGCCTTTGTTGCGCGATCCGATGCGGTTCCCGTCGTTAATCATGCGGACGGGGATTTCGATGGTGTCGCCGTTCAGGGAGGCGGTGCCTGCGTCGAGCTGCCCTGCGGCCATGCCGCCGCCTTTCGGAATGATCGTCTCGCCCTTGTGAATGCGGGCAAGGCCGCCCTCTTCTACGAATCCACCTGAAGCGGCTATTGCTGAACCAGGAAGCAGGCCACCACCTCCTCCGCCGCCTAAACCGCCACCGACGATGCCACCTGCACCGCCTAGTGGTCCCCCGAGGAAACTAGATATAATCTTCAGCGCGGCGATCTTCGCAATCGCCTGTACCACCTCACTCACAAAGCTCTCTAGGGCCTGCTTCGCCACCTGCCCAAAGTTGCGAAATGCTTGCCCGAGCCGCCCCGCAAGCGTCTCGCTTTGCTTTAGCTTCTGGTTCACGCGGTCAAGTTCGCTGGAGAGCTGCCGGATCTGCTGCACGTTTCCAGCCCGCCGCGCCTGCCGTAGATTCTGCTGGATCTGCCGCCGCCGCCCCCGAAGGCGGTTGAGCCGGCCCTGGTCGGCAAAGAGCGCGTCCCCAACAGACTGCCCGATGCCCTGTGAAAGCTGGTCAACGGCCCCACTCAAGGCATCTCGGGCAGCCTGAGCAATCTGATTTGTCTCTTGAAGCTCCTGCTTTGCCTTCTGGAGCCGCCCGACGAACTGGAGCGCCTCTCGGTTGGCGAGCAGGTCGAACTCCTGCCGCGCCTGCTGGATAAGCGTGTTGATCTCTCTTACGCTATCAGCAGACTCGGCAATCTGTCGAAGTTGGCCGAGACTGGTTCGGGTCCCGCCGACCGATGGAGAGGCGCTTAGGCTTGAAACCTCCTGTGCAGACGGAACTTCTGTAGCTTCTTCAAGGCGCTGGATAGACTGAGGAATTGTGCGCCCCTCTTCAAGCTGGGTGAGCTTCTGTTGCGCACGCTCTAGCTTTCGAATCCAGTCATCCGTTGCAGCGGGAAGTTGCCCCGTCTGCTGCTTGACCGCAAGCAGCTTGTCTACGCCCTTTTCGTAGGACTTGACGAGGCTTTCCTGTAAGTCTCTCTCTGTGAAGGTGGCGAGCTTTTCTTCCTTGAGGCGAGCAGCGTCAATCTCCCGTTGCAGTTCGCGGAGCTTCTCCGTTGCCTTGGTGGGCACGCCCTCAAAGCCGGGAGCACGGGCCGCCGATGGGCGTGCTGATCCAGCCCTGAACTGCTGCCCTCCTCTCGCCACTCCTGGGCCAGGATCCGTTACTGAGGATTGGATGCTCCCCACCGACTCCTCTAGTGCCTCACGGAAGAAGTCTGGGGCCGCGTCTCCGAAGCCAGCATCGTCAAGAAACTGTTCTAAGAGGGCAGGCCCCGCCTCCAAGAACGTGATCTCCAACGACTCAATCAGAACATCAAATGCGTTGATGGCCGAGTCGAACAGGACGGCCAGCCCATCAATTTTTTCGGTAAGGCTAATCACCGCATCCAAGAGGGAGGGCAGGTTGTCCTGCACGAACCTCGTCAGCACTGGAATCTGCGAACGCAGCACGCTTGCAAACTCTCGTGCCGCAGGAAAAAGCTGATTCTCAAAAATCCCCGCCTCTTGGAAGGACTCTACAAAGTCGCGGGCCACCCCCTCAAAGAGAACCTGAAGGCTAGTTAGGCTCTGCCTAAGCTGCTGGTCGCCAAACTTTGTAGCTAATGCGGTTGCGGCTGCGGCGAGTCCACCCACGGCGGCAACCCCCGCACCAGCCGCAACGCCCAGCGCGGCAATTCCTGCGGTGGTGCCAGCAATCACGCCGCCCAAGTTGCCGATGATTGAGGCAACGGCGAACGCCTCGTCGTTGAGGCGCGAGAGGTTTTCGGAAAGACTCTGGCTACGCAGGGCGCGAGAAACGCCACTAAGTCCGCCGCTGGCGTCACGGTCTATGTCGGTTTCGGCAAGACCACCCGCAAGGCGGCTCCCCGCGAGATTTGTGTCTATGTCGGCATCAAAGTCGCCCGCCTCTACCGCCGCCTTGATCTGGCTGCGGATTGAGGCGGCGTCTACCTCGGGGTCAAACTCTACACCGTCTAGGCTCCGCTCCAGTTCTCGGCTCAGGTTAGACCCGTCTGCATCGAACTCAAAGCCGTCCAGCGTGCGGACGGTCTCTAGGGTTTGGTCGAGGCTCCCGTTCTTGTCCACGTTGGCCTCAATGTCCACATCTTTCCCATCCAGCGCGTTGGCAATCGCTGCGAGGCGCTGGAGGCGGTCGGACACCTCCTCCAGTTCCTGTTTGATATTTTTTGTACCTGAAATCTCCAGGTGGAAGTCCAACTCGCCTACTCTCACTGAACGGGGGTTCTTTATTATAAGTCCCAGTTATGCTTCTCGGCAAGAGCTTCAAGCCGCTCCTGCTGCTCAAGCCCATCTCCACTAGAGGTGGGCCGCCCCTCAATAATCTTCTGCGCCTCCCGCTCCGATAGATCCGCCCCGAACGCCCGTGCGGTGGTAACGAGGCGGGTGCGCTCCGCCCGTCCCCACCCGTGAGCCGCGGCGCTCATCTCCCGCGGCGTCATGCGAAGGGCCTCGGAGGGCGCCACCCCGCAGGTGCCGATCAGAAAGCTCTCAATCTCTGCTACGCCTTTCCCTCGGCCCCACCGCCGCTATCGGCGTTTTCGATGTGCTCCCGCACGTCGGATGTGATCTGAAGCTCGACCACCTTCTCGAAGTCGTCTTGGAGCCCCTCCATGTCCTCAAATGACACGGCCATCCCCACCTCCTTCTGCGTGAGGTCTTCGTTGTAGGGCAGCATCCCGATCCAGAGAAGCTCAAGCATCTGCGTGAGGTCGCCCTTCCGTTCGGCGGCCTCCTCGTCAAGTTCAATCTCCCCAATGTCGAAGTCATGGACCGACTCCGCTACGGTAAGCCCGTAGAGGCAGAGAAGCACCTTATCGGGGATGTCGTCGTTTTCGCCACCGATGTCTACTTCGACGGCGCGGCTAAAGTCCGTGCTCATGGGGCTGTGCTATCTGTTACGCAGTTTCTTGAATGGTGAGGGCGCCTGCCGCGTCGAGGGTGACGGACGTATTCACGCCGTCCTCTGAGCCCTCTACGGGAATCGTGATCTCGATGGACGACGGAAAGACCGGCCCCGTAAACTCGACGTTGCCCGTTTCCGTGGTCGTAAGCTCGGCGGTAAGCGAACTGGGGTCGTCCTGAAAGATGTTGGTCAGAAGCTCATTGAGCCCCGACCCCAAGGCCGAGTCAATCGTCTCGGTCACGACACCTGTGCTCTCCAGCGTAAAGGTCGCCTCTGCCGCGTCGTCAGTCGGCGTCGGAAGGTCTATCGTGGACACGACAAAGGTGGACTCAAAGCTGGTATTCCCGTTGGGGAGCGCGATGTCTACGTCCACTGCCCCGCCCGTGGAGTTCCAGGCGTCCACCAGTTGCCGAGAGGCGTTTCCAGTAGAGTAGAAGGCCGACGCGTCCACGTCCACAGAGATGTCCGACGACACCGAAAGCAGGGACGGTTGGCGAGAGAGGTATTCCGCGTTGGAGGAGTTGGCGAACTCGACCAGCTCCCGCTCAATTGACAGCGTAACCTCCGAAATGCGCTCAAGAGTCGGCGGGCTGGAAGCAGACGGGTTCACCGTCACCGTAGGCGAGAATCCGTTCAGCGCCGATCCGCCCGTGAGCCAGAGCGCGTCGGTGTCAATCGAGAAGTCCTTCAGCCCGACAAGCTGGCGCCGAAACGTGGCCCCGGTGCCCTGCGTCGGGGCAAGGTCCGAGGCGTCCCGCTCTAGGTTCAGGGTCGCATCCTCACGCCCGCCAATCGTGCTGCTGCCGGCCTTGAGAAGAAAGTCGATTCCTACGGTCTCTGGCATATCTAGGCCCTCGTAACTCTGAAGGTAACAATGATGATTTCGGTAAAGATGCTCGGCCCCTGCGTCCGCTCGAGCTGCTGCATGTCATGCCCGGTCAGCGTGGCGTCGAGCACGGAAAACTTCCCGCTTGGCTGCGGCAGGTCGCCACGGTCTGTCAGGGCCGCAACCGCGTCCCGGCCAATCTCTTTTGCCTTCGTCTCCGAAAAAGCGCGGGCGCGGATCGTGTGCGCCACGTCGGTATGCACCGCGCTCGTATTCTCGCTCACCTGCGACTCGTCATCGTCTCCCACCTCGACCCCTGGCACGCCGGGATCGGTGCCCACGTCTACCGACACAGCCCCCGTGAGGCGGCTAACGATAGCGGCTTGTAAGGGCAGCTTCGATGGGGTCACAGCGCAAGTCTGCTCGTGTCAAAGGTCTCCATTTCCTTCTTCAGCTTCGCGGCGGCCATATTCTTCCCGCTTCGCATGAACGCCCGTTCTTTGAGCCCGCGGTTGCTAATTGAGCGGGCGATCAAGAACGCAACGTCTTCGGCGAGCTCGTCTTGATCCATCTCTAGTTGCCGCTCGGTGCGCGGCGTTGGGTTCATCCGCTTTACCCAGCGGTCTAGCGACTCCTCTTTCCCTGTCAAACGCTCGACCGGGGGGAAGTGGGGCCGCGCCCCAAACTCGATGCTCAAGAGGTAATTGAACCCGTCCTTGATCGTGACGGCGCCGCTCGTGTCTACCTTTGCCTCCAAGTCCCGCACGGCGTACTTCGTCTCGATAATCTCCTCGCTGCTGTGCGTGCCGTAGGGCGAGGTCTTCTGGTCGAGGTTGCGCTTGGCAACCCGCGCCCCGACCTCCGTGGCTTTATTTAGGTTCTCCCGCGCCTCCGACTCAATTTCAGCTGGCATGGTCGCTAGGTTCGTCAGCGTCTCACCAAGCCCGTCGATGTCAACGGAAAGGCTCATCGCACTCGCGTTGTCTCTAGCGTGACGAACCCGCTCCGGTCGGGGTTGCTGATGCGGCCCTGTACCTCCAGGTCGTCGCCCTGCCACCGCAGGCGGTCCTCGCGGGTAACGCCCTCTGCGGCAGAAGTCCGCATCACAACGGTAAGGGAAGTTGTCTCCTCCTCGCGCCCTGCCGTACGACTTTCGCTTGGCGTCCCTCGCGTGACCTGTGCAAACACCGTTTCTGATTCAGAGTAGGTGACCTGCTTTTCGCCGTACTGGTTGGTCTGAACCGACTTCTCCAATTTGGTCACCCGCTCGTCAAGCCTCATCGGCGCACGCGCCACTGGTCGTAAGCATTGCGAGAGATCATCCCGCCGTCGCTGGCGGTGTCTCCGTCCATCGGGTCGCGGTGGTCAAAGGTCGCTCGGATGTCGTGCAGAAGCTGAAGCCGCAGGTTCGGCGGTAGCGTCTCAAAGCCAGCCTCGTATGTGATGCGGGCAGGGCTGTCAATGAGATTGCCGCCCACCTGCACCTCATCCCCGTCTGTCTCCGCATCAACGCTGGAAAAGGAGCCGTCTTCTTTGATCTCTACCTTAACGGTCGACTCGTCCACCGGCGGGTAGAGCAGGTTTGCCCTGCCGTAAAACTCCCGCCAGGTAAGCGTCACCTCTCGGCGCGTAAAGAGCCGTCCGGTGTACTCCTCCGCGCCGCGCCGCACGCCCTGAATGATCGTGTGGAGGAGCACCGCATCCGGCACGTCTCCCAGCCGAAGGAAGCTGGCCGCCTGGCTGTTTGAAATCGGCTCTCTCTGGGCCGCCGCAACGTCTACAGACAGCCCGCTTGGGAGCCGCACTTCCGTCGCCTCTCGGCGCGAAAGCTCCCCTACAATGTCCGCGTAGCGACCGCTCATTCGACTGTGTAGCCTGCCTCACGTACAGCGTCTTTGCCCCGCACCTTTTCGCCGGTCGGGAGCTTGTACCACGGCCCGCCACAATACTCGGCGGTCTTCGTCTCTTCCCGCGGGTCCTTTGCCTGCACCTCCCGCTCAGGGACGTGCTCCTCGGCCCACTCGGGAAGCGGGTCCCCCGGCGCAAACGTCTCCGCCTGCACCGGGCGACCCAGCCGATCCCGCTCAACAATGACCACCATCGGTTCAGCCATCGGTTACGCAATCTCGATGCCCTTGACCGCTTCAGCGAGGGCGAGGTCGCCACCGACGCGCCCGCGGAAGTGGTACTCAATCTTCCCGCTGGACTTGGCGGTGTACGGGTCGCGGATGACCTCCATCTGAAGCCGGTCCACGACGTAGTAGGCCCGCTGGTAGTCGCCGAAGACGTAGGGAATGTCGCCTTGAGTCGCGGTGCCCGAGGGCACGAGGTCCTGCATCTCCACGTACTCAAACCCGTCAATCGTCGCGGGCGTGGAGGCGTCCAGGCTCGGCTCGAACAGGTAGTCGCCGCTCGAATCCTCAAGCGTGCGGGCGTGGCGCAGCGCCTCTCGGGTCACGCCCCACTGCCCGTTCTGGCGATACCGCTGCTTCAGGCGAAGCGGAAGCGTCCGCAGCTCGTCGGCAGAAACCGCGTCAATGCTGTCGGTGCTGGTATCAGAAGTCGTCTCCGACACGAAGTTCGTATCGGTAATCATGCCCTGCGGCTCGCCGCTGCCGGTGCCTTGCAGGAACTTCTCTCCCTGAAGGCGATCCATCTCGGTCGTGACCACATCGCGGACCTCTGCCTCCACGTCGAATACGGCGTCTTCGATCATCTGCCGCGTGACCGGGACCTCCACGAAGAACTCGTGGGTGTCAATCACGAGCATGTCGTCGTTGTCCACGCCGAAGTCAAGGCTCGTGTCGTCGGCCCGGTTGTCGCCCTCGCCGACAAATCCAGCAGAAGGACGCCCTTGGAGCTTCGGGATCTCGACCTGCTTCCGCTCGGTCTGGAGCGTGCGGGCGGCCTGGCGGAGCGGGGAGATCTCCACCGCATCCTTGATGATCTCCTCCACGAACTCCACCGGGGCAAGCGCGTCGGACTGGTTCCCCGCGCCCGAACCGATAGACAGGTCCTTCGTCTCGCCCTTATTCTCACCGGGATACAGGTGCTCCCGGTACATCTCACCAGAGACGTTCGCGCCGTTGATCCACGACTTAAACGCCTTCCGCTCGTCGCTCATCTCCGCGGTGTCCGAGCCGGGGTCCGTGTCCAGGTCACGGCGGTTCATCTTCGTCTCCAGCTCATCGAGGCGGTCCTGCGCCTTCTCCCACTTGTCGCGGGTTTCGGTGAGCTCGGTCTTGAGATTTTCGACCTCCTCGCTCTTGCGCTCGGCGGCCTCGCGGGCCTCGTACAGCGCGTCCTTAAACTCTCGCTTATCAGATTCAGAAAGTCCCATAGTCTCGGATGGTGTTGATTAGAGTGTGCTCGCAAGCTCTCGTGCTTCTTCTGCGAGCTTGCCGAAGTCGGCTCCATCCGAGTCCTCTCTGTCGCTAGAGAGGGAGTCGTTGGCCTTGGTGTCGAGTGCTTCCGAAAGAGTGGCCTTGAAGGCCGCGTCCTCCAGAAGCAGTGACTTGATCTTGCTGGCAAGCTGTTCAAGTGCGTCGTCGTCTTCTAAGATGCCCTTTACGCCCATGACGCGAGCCTCCTCGTTCATGGGGATCTGAGTCACTGTGAACTCGTGATTCTTAATCTCCTTGAGCCGGCGGGCGTCCTTCTCCTTGTCGTACTTGTCCTTCACGACTTCGTAGCCGAAGGACATCCCGAGGCTCAAGTCGTGCTTCTCGGCGTGTCGAATGTGGGACGCGACCTCCCGCCCCATCTGCGTATCGGTGTTGATGTGCCCCTTGACGTGGACGCCGTGCTCGTCCTCCTCCGCGTAGGCGACCCCGAGCCGAGAGTCCAGCTTGAGTTGGTGGTCGGCCACTAGCGGGAAGCGCCCGTCGTTGTGGTCAATCGTCCGCTTGAAGGCGCCCTTCTCCAAGATGTCGCCCCCGCGGTCCTTGTTGCCGAACACCGCGCCGTAGGCGTCGAACTTGAACTCTGATCCAGAGTCCTCCTTGATCTCGTACTGTTTCGTTTCAAAGCTCATCAGCCGCCGCTCGCCGACCGCTGACTTCATGCCCTCCTCCTCTTCGTCCTCGTGCATTCCTTTCTCCCCGGGCACGTCCTCTTCGCTAATCTGCCGAAGCTCGCCGGGGCGGTGGAATACTGTATCTCCCTCGCCCATCACGTCCCCGTCTTCGCCCCGCGTAACCAGCTCGATAATCACGCCGGGGTTGTCCTCCGACGTTTCGTGCTCGGTGTCTTCCGGCTCAAGCGACCCGCGCACGGTCTCCCCCATCGCAATCTTGTCGATCATCCCGTAGGCGGTGCCGCCGCTGGAATCCCACTCCACGAAGTCCCCCTCATTCAAATCCGCCACGTCGGCCTTCAGAAGCCGCTCAATCTTGTCTAGGGTCTTCTCCATGCCCATCTCTTCTGTCATTTCCTGCCACATCTCGTGCGTGGCGCACGGCATGAACACCGTCTCCCCCTCCTGCTCATGGACGTGAACCCCGTCACAGCCAATCTCGTCGGCCCGCTCTTGGGCGGCCATCGGGTCCATGAACACATCCGGCCCCATCTTCTCCTCCTCGTCGTACCCCTTGCAGCCGCAGTCCTTATCTTGCATTTGCTCTTCGATCTGTTGAGCAGTCGATTGAGCCCACTCTAAGCCTGTGCCCGTTGCCGTGCCGCCCCATAGCGCGTATTGCACAGGGCCGCATCCGTCCGTCCACGTCTCCTCGCCCCAGTCGGAAGGCGGGTCTGTAATCCCGCTCACGTCCTCGGAGTGCGAGTTCAAGTAGTCGGGGATGGCCGTCTCGTGGTCGCCGCCGTCTGTGAAGTCCGACTCAGTGAGGTCGCCGTTCACGATGTCCCGCGCCCGGTCCTCGCCAACGCCCGTGCCGCAATCTGAAAGCTGGTCGTACTCTTCCTTCGCCTCCAGCGCAAGCCGCGCCGCGTTCTTGACCGCCTCGGGCGGCTCTAGGTCTACCTGCTTACTCGCGTGGAGGGCGGCAAGCTGGTCGTCTGCCTCGGCCTCGCTGTCGTGGCAGCCCTCTACGTTCCCGTCCGAGTCCTTGACGACGGCGGTTTGATCGTCGTCGCACTCTTCCGTCTCAGAGCCGGGAACTTTGGACCAGGGCATGTAAACACAGAAAAGGCGGCCCCGGCGTAAGCCAGGACCGCCTGATGTCCAACAGACAGCAAAACCGCAAAATGTCGGTGCGCCTACAGATCAGGCGCGTCTACTCCGTTAATGAAATGCCGTGTAACCGTGTTCCACAGATCGTGTAGGTTAAGCTGTAGAGCCTTCTAGCAGGCTAGGATCTTCGTAGCTTTCAATACCCCAAAGGGTACGATCGGGCTGACTTTCTTGCTTCTTTGGCTCGCCCTCTCGATTGCTTTCAATACCCCAAGGGGCACGATTGGACGTGAGGGACGCTGCGCAACGTCGGGGAAAGGTAGCTTTCAGTACCCCAAAGAGTACGATTGGACCGGTGCGTCTCGGCTCGTCGATCTCTGCGGCGGTAACTTTCAATACCCCAAAGGGTACGATTAGACTGTCGAGCCCTACAACGTCGAAGCCGTCGAGCTGCACTTTCAATACCCCAAAAGGTACGATTAGACCCTGAAGGGATCGGGGTCGTCCTCGATGTGCTCCAACTTTCAATACCCCAAAGGGCACGATTAGACGAAAGCGGCAAGCGGCGATCTTCACCGCTTCCACGTCTTTTAATACCCCAAAGGGTACGATTGGCCCACTCACGATCCCGCCCCACGCTTCGAGGCTGTCACCTTTCAATACCCCAAAGGGTACGATTAGACCCTATCAGAGAGCTACAAACGGCGATTTTGCGCCTGCACTCCCCTAGGGCGCACCGAAATGCACGCTCAATCGCTTCATATCGTCGTCACCCGTACGGGGTATTTGCGTCAATGAAGGCTGATGATACCATTTTCAAGACGTGGTCGCTCGATGAGTCTTTAAAACGCCTTGCTTGGGGTTTTGCCCGCGTCGGGCCTAGCACCTCTCGGTGCGGCCAGCTCCGACACTGACCCGTCCAGATGTTCAGATCGTCCAGGCCCGCCGTCCGCGAGCGAGGCCGATGAAAGTAAGCGCACCCCTCAGCACCGTTGCAGGGTTCCACCTCAAACAGGGATTGCGGTGAAAGACGGCCTCTCTTGCGGCTACTCTCGCCGCTCAACGTAGTTGAACACGTTTCGTCGTCGTTTTAGCGCCCGTTCCAACGCCCGAAACGCACGCCAGTCATTGGGATGATCTCGTATGTGTGTGCCAAGGTTCCGAATCTTCTCGTTCAGGTTTAGAAGCTGTGTGCGAGGCTTCCCGCTGTTAGAAGCGGTAAACAAGTCTACGTCCGTCATCGCAGGTCAAGTTGGCTTACAAAGTGACCGAAGCTCTCATGGCCGCCGCCTGTAATGTATTCAAGCCCGCGCAGCGCAATCATGTGGGCCGCGTTCAGGTCGGCATGTTCTTCGTACCCACACGCCATGCACTGAAACGTGTCCCTCGAAAGCCGCGAATCGGGGTCTGTAACCCCGCACGGACATGTTTGCGAGGTGTACTGGGGCGCAACCTCAACTAGACGGAGCCCGCGCTCCTCTGCCTTGTATTCTACGTAGTCGTAGAGACGCCCGTACTGGCTTCGCTTGAGCCCGCGATCTAAGTTACTGCTTCCTGTTGCTCCCTTGATATTTTCAAGGTCCTCGAAAGCAATTAAGGCGTTGTGGCGCTCGGCCTCGTCTACGATCCGGTTTGCGATGTGGTGGAGCGTGTGCTTTACAAATCGCCTGCGGCGGCCCCAAAGCTCTGACTCGTCCGCACCACGGTTTTGTGCATCTGCTATCTTTTCATCAATGCCCTTCAGGCGATCACGTACGTCTTGCTGCATTGACGCGCCGGCCTGTATCCGTTGCCCGTCCATCCCCACCGTTGCCCATGCCCCAGTGATTGCCCGCCCGCGGTCTACGCCGACAACTGCTTCGGGCTCCTCATGCTGCGCGTTAAACTCAAAGGCATAGTGAAAGAATACATCGTCCCCCTTGACCTGCACCTTACAGCTCTTTGGGGTGCCCTCCCGGAAAAAGCGGTGCATGTGCCACCGGCCACACTCAATCGGGAATAAGATGTATCTCTTAGTGTATCCCACGCCTGGTAGACCTGTCATCTCTCGGATTGCCCCAGCAGGGATATAGGACTTCTTCCCGCCGTTACGGATTTGAGCCGCAATCCATAGTCTCTCACCATCGTCGCTTCGCAAAATCGGTGCGTTACGGAAGCGACAAAATGAGATTGGCCGCGTATATTCTTCTGGTTCGCGGCGAAGCCCCCACTTGATCTGGTTCTCGGTTTCGAGTGAAGGGATGCCAGTAGTAAGCCTGTCCAAAAGCTCATCCACAGGCTTCCCCGTTTGCGGTGAGGGGCCAGGGAATGATGCACCGTCCAACTCGAAGTAGCTCATCAAGTTGGTCACCGCATCATCAATCAATCCCTCTCGGAGCGCACCAGAAACGGTCGTATCAATTGCCCCGCGCACCTTCTCCCGTAAGGTGCTTTTTGTCGTGTCCTCCGCAAGCGCCGCCTCGTGTGGGCGGAGCGTGTTCATAATCTCACAGTAATCCTCTGAGTAAGCCCGCACTGCCGACTTCACGCAGCGGAGCTTGTGCCCCGAAGGGTCGTGCGCCTTAAACTTAGCAGTACGATAGTAAGGCATGTGGGGCCAAACAGAAGCGCCCCGCCGCCACTACGCAGCCGGAACGGGCTCGCTGAAGCCCACTGCGGAGTGAGGGCAGGGCATACACAACAATCAGCGATTGTCAGGGCGGTTCCGGGCGCCCGAGTAATGTGCTAGGATACACGCACCTACACGCAGCGTGTTTCAACGCACATTCTTCTCAATAGCCTTAAATGCTTTTTTATACATCCCTTCTGCATCGCCACTCGTCATAGACATTGCCTGCCAGCCTCCGAGGGACCTTTCCTGCGCGGTGATCGTCAGGCGCACGCGAGAGCGGCTAGAGTCTCCGCGCACCACGGCATTGTACCGCAGCCGGGACTGCCCGGTGAGGGCGGCCTGAAGCCCCGAAGAGGTCTTGTAGCTGGTCGTGATGATGCCCCCAGACTGGTTCGAGCGTTGGATGCCGAAGCCGTACTCGGTGAAGGACGCGACCACGGCGCTGAACACCTCATTTTTCGGCGCGTCGTAGGTACGGGTCCGCTGCTCGGCGGGGATTGACGTGGTTGTGGCGCAGCCGGCCAGAAGAAGTGCGGCGAGAAGCAAGGCAGCGTTACGCATGGGGTTGGCTAGGTGTATTAGAATGACGACTCACCCCATGCACGGGCGAAGGGCTCAGGTTGTTACAGGTCGAAGGTCCGAGAAAAGTCGTCCATCGCAAAAAGGTCTTCGTGCTTCACGAAGAGCTTCTCCCCACACCCCGGCCACGTCTCCGTTTGCCCCTGCGCGGCGAGCGCCGCCGGTGTGGTCCATCCGACGAGGCGAACGCGACGAGGCGCCTCCTCCCACGTCAGCACGCCCACGTCTGCGACGAAGGGGTGAAGCGTGTTGCCCTTGAGGCCAAAGTCGCGGTTCGGCTCGGCGCGGTACTTCACCTCAATCCGAAGGCCGCGTTGGGTTTGGAAGTCGTAGCCTTCGTCTCCATTTTTGCGCTGCTGGCGGTCGATGTTCAAGCCAAAGGTCCGCGCAACTGCAATCTCCCCCTTGAGCCCCTGAACGTGTTTTTCCCGAGATTCGGATTTTGAGACAGATCCTGCGTGCGCGGTGTCGGGCTTCCCTTCGTCCCGGCGGGCCGCGAGCGCAGACGCAAGCCTCGCGTCCTCATCAGTGAGCTGGTAGGTCCAGCCCTCAGAGGTCATCTGCTGTGACAGGGGGTTCGGTTTCAACGAGGCGATACGCAATCTCTCCGTCGTCGCGCAAGTAGAGGCGCACCTCCCCTTTCTCCCGCAGAAGCTCTTTGGCCGCGGCAAGAAAAAGCTCCAAGTGCTCTTGCTCTACGCGAGGGTTATCGCTCACTGCGCTTGCCTTTGTGGCACTGGTCAAGAATCTGCGGGTCTTCGATCTCTAGGAAGTCCGCGACCTTGCGCTGGGTATCCTCGTCCTCCAGCTTGTAAAGCGGCACCCTTATCACGCGACTCGGGTAAAACTCTTTGAGGCGCCTCGTCTTCACGCAGTAGTCCTCCCAATACCTCGCCCACGCCTCTTCGGTCGAGCCCTCCTTGTAGTTCGGGAACGGTAGCCCCGAGAACATGCGCCCGTCGCGGATACGGTGCGGTGGCATCGTCTCCATAAGACTCTCTACCACGTCTTCCTGCGGGCGGAGCATCGCCACGCACCTCGCTTCCGGCAGGTCTGAAAGCAGGTCGCCCGCCGCCTGCGTGAGCCAGCACGCCACGTCGCCGTCCCAGTCCTGCAAACGGCGTTTATTCCAGCCGTACCGCTCCTCGCGCACCTCGCGCCGCCAATCTAGGCTCCACGTCTCTTCGTGGCCTACCCCCAACCCCTGTTCCGAGAGCCAGTGGGCGAGGGACTGCGTGCCGCCGCGGGCCGTGCCGATGCCGATGATTGTTGTATCGCTACTCATACACCTCATTAACAACGACGCGCAGAAGCCGTGAAGAGGGCTGCTGACAATCTATCTCAAGGCGAACAGGTCCTGGGTCATAACACGCCCATCCTTGTTTATTGCCTGAAAACTCTAGCTCCTGACTTAGTTTTATCATTGGCGGAATGGTATTTAGTGGTTAGTCAATGGGCCTTTTCTTCTCTCATTCGCTGAAACGCGCTCACAAACTCATCGGGCATGTGCTCTGCGGCCACTGGATCGGCAAGCATCTCTTTTGAGAACGGGATGCTATGGAAGGCCGTCCCGTACTCACAAGTCGCCTGAGCCCGTACGATGAAATCTGCTTTCTCTTTATAAAGCTCATACTCCACATACGGCTCCTCGGCAGGCACGATAGCGGCGTTCCTAGCCTCCCAAGCAGTATCGTCATTCAAGGCATCCTTTATGCTCTCAAGAAACTCGCTGTACTGCTCTTGAAGCTGTTGTACGTCTTCGCGCTCAAAAGTCATACTGGAACGAAGATCATTATACAACGACAACTCGGAACGAGCGATTGACTTTTTGGTTCAAGACGATACACTGGTTTTGAAGTAATTGCTACCCCTAGCCATGTATGACTCTGAACGGATTGCCAAGCTCTACAAGTCTGGGATGACGATTGCAGAGGTTGCAGATGAGATAGGTTGCTCAACTGCAACTGTCCATAAGCATCTAAAACAACTTTCTATTGAAACTGACACCCGTGGAGGGAGTGAGCCAATCCAGGTAAACGATCAAAAAGTTATTGACATGTACCGTAGTGGTGATTCTGTTCAGAAGATAGCAGACGCCCATGATGTAAGCCGAACTCCAATAAACCGTATTTTAGACAACAACAATGTTTCACGTCGTTCAGCCTCTGAGGCAAACGAGATTAGGTTCTCAAACATGTCTCAAAGCGAGCGGTCAAAATTAACTAATCCGGCAAATAGAGCGTTACGCAACAAAAGTGACCAGTGGAAAACGTCAGTGAGCCGTAAACAGGCTATTTCAAAACAGAAAACTCTTAACAAGATTGGTAAAGGTGAATGGGAAACAGCTGCTTTTTTCGCCAAGCATGATATAACGCCTGTAATGCAAAAGGCGCTTGGAGTTTACAATTTAGATGTTGCCGTCGGGTCTGTGGGGGTTGAGGTTCACAACGCGAAAGGACATCCGCATACGGAATATAGAAGTAGAATTCAGTCAGTTTTAGAGAGTGGGTGGCACATATTCTATATAAAGATAAGGTTTGAGCCACTTCAAGAATTAGCTCTTATGAAGGCTATGGAGTTTTTCAACGCAGCGAGGCAAGACCCTCAAATCCCACGACAATATCGCCTCATTGATGGCTCAGGAGATTTCTTGGCACATGGCAAACTTGAAAATGGCTCACTTTCTGTCTCAGTGTTTTAGGTGGCCAAAAACACTAACAGGCACCTACAATTCAGCAAATCAGGCAGCGGCAGTTGCGGGTCCCCGGGATGCTGGGCGCGGACCCGCTGCCCGCTGTTCGGGCTAAACCAGACGAATGGCTCATCTAAGTTTGACTCGTTTCCGTCAACTACTTCGTGGGAAAGCCGCACGCGGTCGTCGTCCGAATCCACCCACTGCTTTCTAAGTGTAGCCGGGAACCGCCGCGCCGCAAACAGGTCCGCTCGGTTCGATGCGGTGGTGATGGCCGTCCGTGCGACGAGGGCGGCTTGCTGCTCATTCCGCTCGCCCATCCTATTCTCAAGTCGGGACACAATTCCATCGATGCCGAGCCCGTCGTCTCGGGCACCAGCGATCACCGCCAGAATGTTTGACTGAAGCTGGGCGAGGATAGCAGCGACGATTCCGGCCACCACGCCCGCCACGAAGAGGTCCCCTAGCGCCTCCGTCCACTGGTCGCCTGCGCTCCGTGGGGCCTCCTGCCCGGTGCGCTGCTCAATACGGGACTGGGTATCGGAGGCAAAGCGGCGCCCCACCTCACGGTACGTCTCCCGCAGGTACTCTCGCACCTCCTCCCGATTGCGGCGGATCTCGTTCCGCGCCACGCTCGGGGCAAACTCTGCCAAGGCCCCGCCTTCGATGCGCTGGATCACGTCATCGGTGATCTGCCCCAAGAGCGCCTCTGCCTCACGAGTGCGGGGCTCTACGTAGGGCGTCCGCGCCGCAAGGCGCTCCTCCGCCTTTGTCTCTGCGGTCAGAGACGAGAAGCCCTTTATGCTTTCGACAGAGCAGCAGTCCATCACTGGTCGTGGGCATGTGCGTAGGAAGCGGCGCAAACAGAAATCGACTTCCATGCCGGGGACCGCCCGTGAAGCTCTCGCGCACGCTCTACGTCCGCAAGGCCCGCCTCAAACGCCCATCCCGGCACGACAATCACATCTAAGCCGACCATCAGATGTAGTAGATCGAGAAGAAAGCAAGCGCAGTACAGCACGCGAGGAAGAACAGCATCACAGCTGTCCCTGCGTCGCTATCAGGCTTGGCAAGCGAGAACACAACCCCGACAAGCACGAGGTACGCGGCGTTGAGGGCGAGGAAGATGTCCATAGTTAGTTGGGTTGCGGTTCAGATTCTTGCTCAGGGCTCCGCGCAACGGCGAGCGGCTGCTTGGACTTCGGCACCAGAAGCACGTCGGCCCCCTCCTTCGGCTCTTTGCCCTGCCGCTGTCGGTACTCGTTAATCGTGATGGCGCCGGATTCCAGCTCCCGCAGGTCCAGTTCCCGCTTCCGCGCCGGATCGCCTTGAAGCGCGTTGATGTGCTCGGTCTCAAAGTAAAACCGGCGGTTGTCGCTGAACTCAAACTGCGGGCCGAGCCAATGGGTGAGCTCCCCGCAAATCTTCTCGGCCATCGGAATCGCCGTCTCCGTGTAGAGCGCCTTCCGTGCCTGCTTTACGTTGTCGTACACCTTGTTCTCGGGGTCCCCCAAAAGCTCAGGGGCCACGCCCATCCCGGTCGCCACCTCACGGGCCGCTTGCTGCATCGACGGCAGAAGCTCCATGTCGTCTGGGCTAAACCCAATCCGGTCGAGCCGCGCCTGCCCCGCGTCTTGCATCACTTGCGGCTTCGGCAGCCCATCAGCCCGCATCTCTTGGAAGGCCGACAGGGTGCGCTGGGCAAACTGGTCCTCAAAGTTCTCCCGCTCCTCTGGCCCCATCTGCCCCGCAAGCATAATCAGGTGCGGCGGCACGCCGTTCGCCTTCAGAAGCGCGTGCAGATACTTCCTGCCGTAGTTCGACACGTCTCCCGCCCGTGACACCGCCTGCACCACCGACTGCCCGCGGAACGGATTCTCAGGGTTCACAAGACGGATCTGGTGCATCTCTCGTGGGGACCACTCCTCTCCGGTCGTCTCCTGCACGTATTGCTGGATCAGGCCGTCGGCGTCCTTATCCACCTCGGGGTCGATCTCCGATGGGTCTGGCAGGTACAGCTCGGCGGGGCCGCCCTGCGAGGGGCCAATCGCCTCGACGTACACCTCCCCGTTCAGCATCAGCTTCGTCACCAGCGCCTCCATGAACGAGGAGTTCGACTGAAGCGGGTTGGGGCGTTCGATCAGCTTCGCCGCGTCCTCGCCCGTGACGCGCTGGGGGCGCTCCTTCCCGTCGTACACGCCGATGTCCAGCGTTGCCACCGACGAGGCGACAAGCGAGATGGCCCGGTGGATGTACGGGTTGGCCTGGTAGCCTTCCTCCACGTAGTCGGTTACTTCCGAATCCCCCACCGTCGCGCCGAACACATCTGCCGACGTGATGGCGCGAGACTTACTTTCCAGAGACCGCGATTGGGCGCGGCGCTCCCGGTGCTCCTCAGAGGAGACCGCCTTGGCTTGTCCGAATAGCGAGTCAAAGAGTCCCATTACACGATCAGCGAGGGGCTGCGATTATTCGATTCGATGAGCAGGTCTGTGAGCGCCCACACCAAGGCATCCAGGCGGTCGGGGCTGTCTGAGTCGCCCGGCACCCACGAGGTCATTTGCTTCTCTAAGGCGTGAAACGTGCCGGCGTGCTTTACCTGGCTGTCCTCGAAGTCCACATCCGAACCGCCGTACAAGGCCGCTACTGGTTCGGCGCGGACTTGCTTTCCCCTTGTGGCAGTGACTTCGTTGAAGTTGACGGTCTGCCCTGCGGTGCCCTGCACGGTGTTCTTAATCATGGTGCCGCCGTAATTCGTCTCCCCGAGCACCGCATCGGCCCGCCAGTAGTCGTAGGCGTCCCGCACGATCTGCCCCCAACGGTTCGGCCCTACTGCACTATCTACGCTTCGGTCGTCCAAAATGTAGGCGGTGCCGCTAAAGGAAAGCCCCGCGACAACGATGCCCACCTCATCGGTCCCGCCCGCCGGGTCTACCCCGACGACAATCCGCTGAAACTCGGGCGTCTCCTCTGGGCCGACCCGCACCGCCGACAGGCACGCGCTCGACCACAGGGCACCCTCCCGCTCTTTCACCTCGTTCTGGCACTCGCGGATGAAGGAGTCCAGGCCCGATTCGTTGATGCGCGTTTGGCAGTCCTCCAGGTCCTGCCCCTCCCACGTCGGGGTGCCGCCCACGATCACGTCCCGGTAGTTCCCCGTCCCCTCGTCTTTTTGCCGCTCGGTCTCTAGGTCCTCAACGGCAGGATGCGGCCCATCGACAATCCGGCGCTGAAGAAAGTCGGCTCGCCCGTCCTCCAGCCGCGCAAAGATCCCGTTCGGGTGAATTAAGTTCTGCATCCCGATCACGACCGAGCCGGTATCCGACACGGCTTGCATGATCGAGTCCTTGATCGTTTGCAGCTTCTTCCGCGTCATATCCGCGGAGTCGTGCTTGTGGTCGATGTCATCTAGGATTACCAGATCGGGGCGGCTCTCGTCCACCTTCGCGCCACGAAACGCGGAGTTCAGCCCCAAGGCGTCCACCGCAAAGCCGCCCTCCGTCCGCAGCCTCTCCATCGACCAGCCCCGCGTGTTACCGTACTTCCCAACCTCCGGTTTGGAGTGGGCCGGGTAGTACCGCTCGACCTGCGCGGACTCGATCATCTTCTGGATGTTGCTAATCGCGTCGTTCGCGTCGGACTGCGTTTTCTGCACGTACACCGCGTAGTCGCACACGTCTCGAAGCCCCAACGCACACGTCGCAAGCTCTGCGCTAGAGCTTTTCCCTCCGCCACGCGGCCAGATCCCGATGTACGGGCGCGGGGAGTCGTTCGGGCCGATGCTCCACAGCCAGTTCCAAAACTTCTCGTGCCGGTCGCCAAACGGCTCGCCTACGTAGGCCGGGAAGAGGGCCTCTAGCCACTGGTCCCACTCTTCGGGCGCCTCCTCGCCCTCGTCACTCGCCGTCTTGACGCCCGCTTGGGAGGCGACCCCCTCGACCATCTCCTGCAAGGGATCGGAGCTCTTGGATTGCGTCGATTTCTTTCCCATCGGGGACGTACTTTTTGATGAGCGATCCCATGCCCGTCACCAGCTTCTTCACCTCCGCTTCTGTGGGGCGCTCCCGCATCCGCTGCTGGTGGATCTTGTCTACCGTGCGGCTGATCCGCTTCTGGATCTTGGACACGTCTTGAAGCATCTCGCCTGTGACCTCCTCCTCGTCTTCGATCTCCGCAAGATAGCTATACAGCAGGTCCCGCAGCGCCTCCACCTCGGGCCACATCACGCCCGGTTGGTCCTTCTCCTGCGCCTGCTCGCGGTACATCTCCTCCAGCTTCTCCCGTTTCTTCGAGTAGAGGCCATGCCGCGGCGGGCGCCCTGCATCCCGACCGTGGTGCTGACAGCGCCCACCAGCGGTCATCTGCTTGCAGTACCCCTCCCCCGCATACTCCTCCGCAGGTTCGCGCAATTCTAAGTCCTCCTTGTTGCCCTTCTTGCGGGCGTTGCAGTACGTCGGCATACGCTTCGGGGCTTTGTGGCAGATGCGTGTAAGCACATACACGGAGCCGTAAGGTATGATTCGGATGCTTGCACTTTACGTGTATCCACTCATGTCTACAGAAGACCTCGGTATGCGAATATCGTTTGGGCTGTGCCTGTTTGCGATGCGAATTGCACGCTCCACAAAGTCAGAGGGCGTGCTGGTCGCCTTCCCTACATTGCACTCAGAGCAGCAGGGCACACAATTTTTCCTCACGTACCCCACATCTGGGTAAAGACGGTCGATGCCGTTTACCACACCATCAACGCTTTTCATGTAAGAGGGCCGCGCCCCACAGTAATAGCAGTCTTCATAGCACAAATCAGCGAAGTCGGCTTCTGATAACATAAAACGTATCTCGCCCCTTTTAGCCCTATCTTTATATTCTGTATGCATTTTCTCATGCGCCTGCTTTTTGTACTTAGCCTCATTATGCCACGATTTTTTCGACTTGGGGACTAGGTTAGATACACAGAAGTCTTTCTCGTGGGTTATACGGCAGGCCTTCCACTTACTCTCTGGGAGCGCCGGGTCTTGAAATGTTTTTATTATCAGACGTGCTGGGTTTATTCGCCTCTCTTTCCCGTTTTTCCTAAGTCGCACGTAGTAGCCAGATTCCGAACCTGATCTTTTGCTGAATGCGAGGACCTTATTAGATTTGGTAGAAAATATCCTCCCCGATCTGTGAGCAAGATAATCTCCGTCCCAACCAGGAATGGGCTCCCATTCATCTGGGTTTTCTAATCCGTCCCCGCCAACTCCACGACCGGAGAACGAGGACCTAGAAACTGGTTTTAGATTCTCTATCCGATTGTTCGATTTGTCTCCGTCCAGATGCCTTACTACCCAGTCCCCCTCTGATGGCGGATCACCAAAAACCTCAAGAACTAACCTTGCGATACTCCTCCTTGTCCTGTCTCCCTGTCTGTATAACTCAACCTTTTGGTTTGGGTAGCCACTTGCCGTTTGCGGGGTAAGTATTTTGTCTCGATAAAGCCCCTTCACCCTCCCCTTGTCGCTCACGCTGTATCTCTCTTCAAAACCCGGGACAGGCGCCCACCTCTCATTCTCGAATAATGCTAGCTGAGGCATAGTGTGGATCAAATAACAAACCCACCGAACCCAGCGCAGGTGGAACGGGCCTCAGAGAGCCCACTGCGCGGATCCGATGGGTATATATCTGCAATCTCTGAGTTGTAACGGCGGTTCCACACGCCACATATACACACGCTATACATCCCTGCTAGTTTCATTTAGGATCGTGGGCGCCGAAAGTTTGAAACCGAGACGCGTGTGTAAATTTGCCCTACTACCCCTCCCCCCGCTCGACCGCCCTCGCAACCTAGAAACCCCACCCCTAGCTACCGTTTTGGTAGCAGCCAAAAACGCAACATAATTATCCTTAGATCCCGTTCTGCCTATACCGTCCCCACGCTCGCCCCACACCGCACACAATTCTCCGGCCTCACGCCGTCTGATCCCCACCCGTGCCCCACCTTATCCCCACACGCCCGCGCCTGTACTCTTCATCCGCGCTTAACTCTCTCTTCATCTGCCGCCCCTTGACACCATACAACACCATATATATAATGAGCATCGCATTAGCAGGACACACCACACACCACGCCACGCCATGCAACCGACAACCGCAGACCGATCATTAGCACGCGACACCGGGCGCAACGACGCCCGCCAAGCACTCAAGGGGCTGTTTCGAGGGTTCGACCCCGACAACTGGGATCTGTCCAGTGACGCCGCCATCCAAGACGCCGCGGCGTTCGTCGCGGACCGCGCGGTTACATCCCGGCGGGTGTCTCCTCAGCTCCGCGACACGTATGAAGAGGGTTTCGCCAACGTACTCCGGTCGCGGATGTAACCACCACGGGCGTTCGGGCGCCCTTACCCCAGGACTTAGGCCCGAAGCGGGCGCCGGCGTTCGGCGCCGTGTCACTTGCTTTTCCGACCTACACACCTAGCCCTATGACCTTGACTCCACAGGACACCCGAGAGCTCGCCCGTTCTCTCAAAGATCACGGCGTAAACTATCAGGTAGCGCTGAACCGACTGTATGGGAACTATACGGACGCCGGGCACACCTGGACCCGAAAGCACGCCCGCGCAGTGTTCGGCGTGTACTTTCCTCTCCGGGCGTCTGGACTGGACGCCGCGGCAGAGTACGACGCGCAGAGAGATCCCAACTTCCACAAGAGCCAGGAAGCGAAGCAACGGGAGATGGAGGCACTAGAGGATCAATGCATCCAAGCGCCGGCAGCCTAGCCCACCACGGGGCCAAGCGGCCCCAGTGACGCGCGACACGTTCCCCCGTCCCCGTCGGGCGCGTCGTTTAGCACTAAGCGGAACGCCACACTACTACGCACCTAGCCAGCTAGAGCCATGAACGCCTTCCCTAGCCCTACCGAAGCAATAGAGCACGCCGAACGGTCTGCCGCCGGCGGGACCGACATCGGAGTGTACGCCGTCCAGCGGTTCGGGCGCACATACTACGACACGGAGGTTTTCAGCTCGAACCGTCGATACATCCACGTTGCCACGTCCACCGCAGACGAGCAGCCAAGCGGCACGCCGGGGCACGTTCTCACCTAGAACACCACGGGGCGAACGCCCGCCCCTATGGCCCAGCACACACGCCCGCGGTTTCTCGCACCGTGCATGGCCGCTGAAGTCCACAGAGACGGGCGCCGCTGCTTTCATACCTAGCCGTTACCGTTATGAACGCTACCGTAGAGGAGACCGGAGAGACCGTTACGCATGACGTTACACAAGCCTACCGCGTAGATGGGACGCTTGTAGAGTTCGTGCCCACCGACGACGCCCCCGGCTACCGCTACCGAGTGCGCGTAGACGGCACAAATACACAGGAATGGGTATCCGACGACCACCGGCGCCCGTCGAAGTCCCTGGCCGTGTTCTTCTACGAGAAGGTAGAGAATGGCCGTTACGTGCTCACTTAGGCCCGCGCTCCCGTCGTGCCCTATCGGTTCACCGGTAGGGCGCCGCGGGGACGCCGCCCGGTTCGATCTTTTACACCTAGCCACACCGCAGTTATGTCTACGCTTGTAGAGTTTGACGAAGAAGATGCACAGACCCTAGACGAACGCACCGATGCACGGGAGGAGCACAGCGGGCCACTCGCCGGGGATCTTCTCCTGCTCCCCAACGGGGAAATCCGCCGGATCGCCGCACGCCACAACGCTGGCGGGGACCGCGACCGCGTGCAGCCGACAACCCCGACATGCGGAAGTAGCTTCTTTCTCTGTGAAACGGGACGGGCCAGTTACTCCGGCGGTCTGGACCCGGCCATCTCCACCGGCGCCCTGAAGCGCACGGGGCGCACCAAGCGGGCGAACTTCTGGTTCTTTCACCACGGGTTCCCCGGCGCAGGGCGTGGGGTCTACTTCAAGGTAGAGGTTCCCGTGTGGTACGTGACCGCAGGCGCCGACATCCCCACGCGGTACGAGGAAGAAGCGGAGCCCTACGAGCCAACCCCCGCGAGCACCGAACGCATCCGAGAGCTACGCGGCGTAGAGTAGCCACACCCGCCCCGAACAACGGGGCGCCTAACCGGGCCACTGTGGCAGTCCGCAGCCTGCACCGAACCGGGACGGGGCGCCCCTCTCACTTTGTACTCACCTAGCCATATAGCCACCATGTATCCGATCACACTCCACGCCGACACCACCGACGAGCTCGACCGCTACGTTGCCCGACTGAAGGGAGAAGACGCGCCGGACGTGCCGTTTAGCTTTGGGCACCACGTCACCGAAGACCAGGCCGAAGACTACGACCGGCACCGCTTTGTCACCCTAGACGAAGACGGGGACGTTGTGGGAGTTGGGGAACTCGTATCCCCGTCATACTGGCACGAGCAGAAGCGTCATAACTACGCCCACACGTCCGGCGGGCGGAAGTACGTTATCCGTAACCGCAACGGCGGGACCGTTCTGCTCCCCGTTGTCGTGGGGAAAAAGTCCGACGACCTAGACGCGCACCCGCTTCTCGACACCACGCCGATGGCGTAACGGCACCCCGTTCCCCCGTCGCGCCCTGTCGGTCTCGGCAGGGCGTAGCGGGCGAACCGCGCCCGACCCAAACCCCGTTTTCGTTTGATTAGCACACCTAGCCCGCCATGAACATAGACGAGCGCAAAGCACGCACCGAAGCCATTGCCGACGCGATTGTCCAAACCCTAGCCGATCCTCGTGCCGATAGAATCCGCGATCACATGCGGGCCATCCTAGACCGCGCTGAGACCGTAGAGGAGATGCAAGACTTGCAAGAGGGGCGCAGTGATCGGTTCTTGTCCGACATGTGCGCGGAGGTTGCTGATGAGGTAATCGAAACGCATGTGGAGGACATGGAGGACGAGGCCGCAGAGATTGCCAGTCAGATCCTTTCGGCACTCGGCACGATTGAGATGGACCGTGATCTGGCCTAACTAACGCCCCGGCACGGACGCCGGGGGCAGGTGGGGCGGCCTGCCTCGGGCGTCTCTGCCCGTCGTGTACTTACGCACCGAACCTACACCTAGCCCATGACTATTCCGCAAGACTACACCGCAATCGTCCACGCCCGTGTATCGGATTTGTCCCGCACGCTACGACATGACGCCACGTTCGGGCAATGGCCCCTGGCCGAACACGCCACCGGACTTGAGGGAAGCGAGCTGCCCGAATGGGCTGACAGGGGATGCAACTTTCACTCCCTTGCTGACGCAAAGCGGGCGGCGCGACTGCTCGCCATTCAGGGTCGCCACCGAATTGCGATTGACAGATGGCCGACCAACGGGACACATGCGTACTGCCTCACGAGCCCGCATGACTCGCCAGTTTGGGAACGTGTGTTCGTCATGCGTCCCGGGCTGTGTGACCTGAGCCCCTACAACTTCTCTCCTGAAGAATACACTGGTAACACGGGACTTGCCATCAAGCACGCTGACGGAATCGCCGTCATTGAGCAATAAACTACCGTACCCAAAATCTCACTTTCTTACACACCACCACACCCAGCCCATGAAAACCCGCAACCCTGCATACTCCAAGAAGGAGAAACGCTTTGTCATTCACGACCCCATAACCGGCACCCAGCACCGCGTACGGTCAGCACCGGAGGTTGCCGACCACACCCGGGGACTGGCCCGCGTTTACGACCGACGTACAGACCTTTGGATTGTACGAACGGGAGACACCTGGACCGCGCACACCCCACACGGCAGAATCACGAAGGGAATGTTTGCGGAGGTCTTGGCGTGTCTTGACCGCCCCGTCTCCCGCGTTTCGTTTGACTAGCACACGCCCCGGCACAGGCGCCGGGGAGAGACTGCGGGGGTTTCTCTCGGGCGCCGCTGCCCGTTCGCTTTTTACTCACTCAACCGATTACCGTCATGGATAGAAGCATAGAAGACCCTCACATCACCCGTACCATTGCCCAGCAAATTGAAGGCGAGAAGGAGGGGTTTGAGCACTACGCCACAGTCAAGGCTGAAGCCAATATGAGCACACCCGACGAGTGGGGCAATACCTGGCGCACCTTCTTCATCGGAGCGCGTGAGGGACGGCTGTACGTTGCCGAACGCTCGTCGCAGGCTGAGGGCGTGCATGTTCACTTGCTAAAAGACACCCAGAAAGTGTTCGAGGAGATCGCAACAAGAGCCTCTCACCACTGGGAGAACGTAGACATAGAGATGGGTCCGCGATTTGAAGAGATGGCGGACGAATTTGAAGCCCCCGAGCTTCTCTCTGACGCTGAAGCCGCCTGATGATGGCCTCGTGGCGCAGGCCGAAAGCGCGGGGACGTTCCCCCGCTCGCGGTAGCCACTCCGCTCACTCTCTCCGCACACACTGCCTATACCGCCATGTCTGGAATTACCATTAACATTCCCGCTTACGACGACCCCGCTGCCCTTCTCAAGCCCGATGACGACTTGACGGCAGATCACCAGGCGGTCTTCCTGCGGCTCCGCCCAAAAGAGCGTAGCGTGTCGGTTCAGGTACTGCGGAAGGTCGTCCGCGACTCCACGCCCATGTCTCTCCACCACGGGCGCGAGTACCGTCTGAAAGTAGACCCGCAAGTGGACGCGACCCAGCTTCGAGATTGGGTAGAGGATCACGCTGGTCTCATTGAGCAGATTTTTGACGGTCACTCCGTCAAGTGGGACGGGTCCAACCAAACGGGGCGCCTCACCAAAGAGGCAAGCGTTGCCAAAGACCGCCTTCGCGCCCTCTTGGTGGATGGACAGCGCCACCCCTCTTACCGTCTCCGAGGCGCAAAGGGAGAACTTCCCGAACGAAACTTCAACGCAGTGGAGCGCAGAGAGGTGGGCGTCCCAACACATGACGTTCGGCTCTGGAGTGCTGGGGACTGGCTGGCGCCCGCTGAGGATGAGGTTATAGAAGAGTTCGGGCTTTCTGAAGAGACGGGCGAAGACCGACTCGCAGAGGTGGCGCGTCAGCTCGAAGAGGAGGCCCGCGCAGATGGCATTAAGGTCCACGGAACCGAGGAGTACCTACGTGGCCTGTTTGAAAGCGTTGACTTTTAGCCGCCTGACGAGCCCTTTGGCCGGGGCGATAACGCCGGGACCGTGCCGGCGTTGCGGTAGCCACCGCGGTATCACAAACACCGTTTATACTAGTCACCAACCCACACCCGACCCATGCACGACACAATCACCGCCGTTGTTGAAAGTGCGCACTACGACCACGACCGACGCACTGAAGTTGACACCGGCATGGCCCAGTTAGATGACGCCCATCGACGCCATGCCGCAAGCCGTCTCCGAGAGTGCTTCCGCGAACTTTGGGGGCATGAGGTGATCGTGACCTTCCCTGGAGACAAAAACGGGCAGACCTTTTGTGCCGCCTGCGGGACAGCCCTTAAAGACGCGCACTCGCGCTACATGACCCCAAGCGGCCCCGTCCACGAGTGGTGCCACACCAAGCGCGTAGCATAAGAAAAGCCCCCACGGGGCTCACCCGCGGGGGCTCTGGTCCACACCTAGCCACAGCATAGACGCTACACCCTATGCACCTGTGGCGTCCGTGTTCACACGACACATGCTTTGTCCAAACTCATGACGCTACAAGACGCGAAGCTCTTAGGCGATGCGATCAATAAGATAGAGACCGCAGGCGACGAGCCCGGGAAAGCAGTTTCGTTCCGCGGGGATGGCCGCTCCGTCGTTGTCTATATCTTACAAGACGCTTACGCCTTCAGCTTTTACGACAGCAGAGCAGCCGCGAACCGCGAAGCAAAGTCCCCCTCATTAAACGTATAGCATCATGCCAGTCCAAGAGAAGCAGTTCCCCCTGTGGATGAGCGAGGAGCTGCACGCCTACGTCAAAACCCAAGACAACACCTCTGCCTTCATCAGAGGGCTTATTCGGGCGCACAAGCGCCGCACCGAGGCGGCGGATCAACTCCTCGACCTCTACCCGAATGAACGAGAGGCCATTGCAGAGGCCCTGGAGGACACCCAGATCAATGAGGGCTTGCCCTACGCCCCGCAAGTGGCAAGTGCCATGCTAGAAGCCACCGAGCACAACGTCCATGGGCGGTGGGGCGTCCATGACTGGGAAGGGCTAATCGGGGAGATTGAGGACTCGGAACCGAAGGCCCGCGCCGCGCTTGCCCTCGTCGGTTGGATCTAGCGCCCACACACATTCTGAGGCAAAAGCCCTGGCGCCCTGTGGCGCCGGGGCTTTTCTACGCCCCTATCGTCCAGCAGAACGCCTACACGAGATACAGTGCTGTACCTGCGGCAGCTGCCCCGAGGATGTGCCACAGGCTGTGCAGCCAGCTATCGGAGTCCGTCGTCAGTTGCAGCGTGCCTGCACTCAGGAAAAGCGCCCCAGGCACCAGCGCCCACCACCCCGCCTTGACGGCGCGTCGCCTACGGGCGGGGCGGGAATGGGCTAAAGCGTCGGCTCAGGAAACCACCCGTCCGCCTCCATCTCGCTCCGCGTGCGAATCTGCCCGGCAAGCGCGTCCTCTAGGTTTGGCCCTGCCGTCAGCATATCTTCGACGCGAACGCGCTCCCCTACGTGCTGCTCGTAGAGGTCCACCGTCTCTTGCGCCGCATCAGGACCGAGGGCACCCTCGATAAGGTCCGCGAAGGCTCCGATATCGGCGTGGGGCTGGAGCAGCAGGCTCGTCGAGTCGGGCAGACGTAGTGCCTCCTGTCCCGTGTCGGGATGGACCGCTCCTCCTACGTGTGCCTGCGTCTCATGCCCTTGCTCAGGCGCAGCAAGGGCGTAGAGGGCCTCGTCGAGCTTTTCTCTCGATATGTCGTTGAGAAGCAAGTATTTCATTAATGTCTAAGCTTTGCTTAATCGTATCGGGGGTTCTGCGGGTCACGGCCTACCCATCCGTGCCCGATTCCGTACAAGAAGGCGTCCGTGAGGTTGATCGAAATGGGGCCAAGAGAAAGACATTCCGAGATTACAGATTATAGTAGTCGATTTGATTTTGCTGAATAGCGGACTGATTCGACTTTTGCGACACGCCGAAGATCACAAGTTCTGAAATGTTGCCATCATGGTCGTTGCCGGGTAATGAAGCCTTGTGGTCGCTACCAACGACAAACCCATCAGTCAGATCGTTAGTGCCTGCATCTCCTGTGGCGTCAGAACTTCCATTGATGAAGATGTTTGAGGACGCGCCTTCGTAGTGCGCCGATTGTGCATGCAATACTTGTTTTTTCACGCTCCCAGCCATATTACTGCCTGCAAATATATGGTTGTTGCCGTTTAACTCACGAAGAATTACCCGATGCGAGTTGTCAGGCTTACTACCGTCTAAGTTCCATCCATCATGGACAAACTCTGTGTCGGTACTTGTGTACTCCGTAACGGCAAAGGATGTGAACGGCTGTGAGATGGTGAAGCCGTTTTTATGTAACACAGATCCTTCAAAGTCGAGGGTTGGAAGGCTGTTAGATGTAAGTATAGACCCCGAAGATACGATTTGCGGTTGACGCGCTTGGGTGTTCTCAGAAATGTCACGAGCATTGCTTGATTGACCGTACCACGTCACCACAAACCCGTCATTATTTCCGACAAAGTTGAGAAGCGCCGTTTCATCTAGCGTCTCGCCACTGAATCCAATGTCCTTCTCCGCGTTGTCGCTCGACCGCCGCACCCGCACGCACGGCCCAGAGTAACCGGAGCGCAGCTTCCGCAGGCTGTACGCCGCCGCCGCACCGGGGTAGGTGTCGAGGAGGAATCTGGGCGTCGATAAGCTATACCCTGCACTGAGCATTACTGGAGGAGGGCCGGTTCAACAATCGCGACATAGTTGATGTCGATGGTCTGCCCATCGGCGATGTTCGTGTTCTCGATGAGCACGTCCACGAGCGTCCAATACGCGGGCCACGTCTCGCCTGCGCCGGGCTCGTTGTCCGGGGCCGCCGTGTGGTTCTGGTCCGCCTCAAAGTAAAACGTGACACCTGACAGTGTATTCGACACGAGATCGCCTTGCGAGTACGAGTTCCCGCCCGACCACGCAGATGGGCTCGTGCCCTGCCCGACCACAAGGCCTGTCAGTTCCTCCCCGCTTGCCCCGGTGTCGTAAAACCGCGCCTCCGTCGCGTCGGTGCCGCTCCCGGCATTACTGTTTCCAGTGATCGTGGGCGTCCCGCTTGCGTAGACCACGCCGTTATCAGTAGCCCCTGCCGAATTCCACGAGAGCCCCGTCACCTCGGCAATTGTGGTGCCCCCGGAATCCTGGAGCTGGAGTGCGTCGATATTTTGCACTCTCCGGTCTGCCATCGCGTTGCGGAGAGCGGTTGAGACAGTTTTTGCCATTGGCTTCTGTCACTAGGAAACAGTTACGTCGAGTACGAGAGCGTCGTCTAGGGTGAGGTCGAGCTTGATGGCATCAGTCACAGTCACGTCACAACGGTCCATCTCACCGTATCCGGCCACTACCTGCGCAGACGGCTTCCCCGCCTTGGAGGCCACACTCACGGACACAGAGGAGTCTATGTCGCTGGAGGTCCTCCCCTTCGGCATCACCCCCGCCGCATATCCCGTAAGTCGCACGGGGATGTCCGTCGTCGTCCCCGGCCCCATCGTGGCTATCCCAGCGCGGATCTCATTCACAGTGCCGGGATCGAGCGACGTTTTTGCCTTGCCAGCGTGCGAGGCCACCTTAAACGACAGGTCCGAACTCGTCACCGTGCTGGATGGGGGCTTATTTGCGTGCAAGGCGGCCCTTGCCACGAGCGACGCGTCCGGCATAGGGAGCGCTGTTCCACAACCCATCGTTGCCACCGCTATGTTGGCCGTGTTAGGCATTTACGTATTCCCTTCCTTGCGTTCGTTCTTGCGTCTGCCCCATGTCCGTCACGGTGCAGTCAATAGTTACCATCCCTGCCGTGCGGAAGGGGTGTTCTAGCGTGTATTTGTTGTCTTGCTCCGAAAAGTCGCTTTTGCTGTAAGTGGTCTCCGTTCCGTTGGTAGGACTGAAGGTTAGATCAATTGTGGATAGCTGAACTGGACTTCCAGACGAGTCTTTGGCGACGACGGTGACGTTCTTATCGTCGCCTACGTCGATCTGCCCATCCGATACGTCAATCGTAACACCCATATCGCTCGTGTATCAAATCAAATAGAGCACCCACGCAACCGCCCCGGCCCCGCCGATGTGCCACCCGCTGTGCCAGACGCTATCGGTGCCCGTCGTGCGCTGCAACACACCGCCAATCGCTGCTGGCACAAGCGGCCCCAGCGCAACCCACCCGACCTGCATCCAGAGCGCCACGATGATCGCCACGCTCCACGCGGGCACATGAATCAATGTGTTGATGTCCCACGCATAGCGCCAGTACAGAACCGCCGCGACGGGGGGAATGAGCAGCGCCCACAGCGTCCAGACTGTAAGCACGCACGCACAGGTTGAAGCCAAGTACGTCATCATCGTCGCTACGTCGAGGCGCTGCGCCCAGCGTTCATACACGGCGTGGTACGTAGCGGAGCCGACCGCGAGCATCGTGCCAGCGGCGGCCATCAGCGCGAGGAGCACTGGATGCCCCCACGCGCCCAGCGCAGAGAGACTGTAGGCCGCGTTCGTCCACACCACGTCGTCGTCCCAGTCACCGTTCATCATCCTGAATGGCATTGAGCAGAGGAACGAGCACGAGCACCAGCCCCGCCGAGATCAGATACGCCGCGTCCCGAGGCACCCCTGCCCACACGCCCACACCAGCGGCCACGCAGGCAACCCCGACCACCCAGCTAGAAGCGTGGTGGCTTTCTGCATACTTTGTGGCCGCCTTGAGCTTGTCGAGCATTACCAGTCGTATCCAATGCGAAAGCCTGCACGCGCTACCGGCGACACCTGCGCCGTCCCATCGGTCACGAGGGCGCCGTATCCAACGCCGAACCGCGTCCGCACGTCCAGCGGCCCCCACTCCGCATGCCTCATAACGTCGGCAGTTAGCGTTCCCTGTACCCATTTTGCGAACGTGAAGTCACTTTGCAGTCCCACGCCCCAGCGGTCTTGCGGCAGGTTGTACTCGTTCTGCATGTACCGCCCGTCGCGGAAGTACGTCAACGTCACCTCGTCGCCTTGAACGTCAACCGGGCGGCGCTCTATCGACCCGAGATAGTCGAAGCTCTCTGGCACAGGCACACGGACTGTATCCGTCGTGCGAACCGTGTCGTACGTTCTCACTACCTTGGGCACCGTCTCCGTCACAGTATCTCGCTTCGTGATCGTGCGCCCCACCCGAACCGTATCCGTCTCCGTAACGGGGTTTGGCTCCGGCGCCGTCCACCGGCCCAGCCACGTCCCGACGACCACCAGCGCGACCCCGAGCACGGACAGCCCGAGGGCGGCGGCGCTATCGGTAAGCGAGGGAAGCGGGATCATTCGTCTGTTTCAGGCACGTCGATTCCCAAGTACCAGCGCATGGCCGTCCACGTCATCTCCATACCGCATTTCGAGTGATAATGATTACACCCCACACGCCGCGTGCCGACGCGCATCCCCAAGCCTTCGGTGTCAACCACGCCGTTGTGGGCCACGCGGAAGCGGTCGTCGGTGTCGATATATTCGCGGACGTGCATGGCATTAGATGTCGCGTCCGTGAAACCCGCAAATTGATTCCGGCTCTTTCTCCGTCGCCTTGTACCGTACCGTGCGGCCTTGTGGGAACGTGACATCAATTCCGCCTTCAAGAGCCGTCAACGTCCACGTCGTCCCGCCCGCAAACCGCAGCGCCGTGTCGGTCGCTTCGGGCGAGCTCGGATACATCATGCACCCCTCATCAGTCACGGCCCACACTTCAAGCCAGTGTTCGGCCACCTCTAGGTACACCGTGCGGTCCTCAAAGCGGTGGACGAAGGTGCGCTCCGTCTGCGCCTCCGCATTAGGGACAATAGAGGCGGCAATAACTAGCAGCGCGGCGAGTCGGGTCATGTCAGTTGTAGACCGCTTGCATGTATCGCTTGGCCGCGTCGAGGTCAGCCATTCCGTGCATCGAACCGTCGTCGTGCAGAATCACCGCACAGGCCGTACTCATGTCGGACGGCGGGAATCCCGACGCCCGTGCGTAGTCGTCATGTACCTTATACGTGCCAATCTGAACAGCCGCCTTGCGCTGCCCTTCGTGGATCATCTCTCGGTAGAGCGCCCCCTCATGCGTATGGGCGCCGACGTAGAGATCGTGGTTCGGGTCGTTGAACCGAGCTGCCCGCTCCTGTCCATGAGTTTGATTGTAGATGGAGTTGCCCTTCCACTTGTGACGCGCCCACACGTCGTATGAAGCAGACCCCACGGACACCTCTGCCTGTACGTCGTCGCCGTCGAAAAGCACCCCATCGGGGCACACGTCACGGCGATAATCAATCTGTGTCTGTTGCATTGTCCACGCCCCGTGATTCCCGCCCACGAACGCCACAATCCGATCCTCCCAGCGGTCGAGATATTCTTGGGCGAGTTGCCACTGCTCCCAGATCGGCGCTCCGGGCTTCATGTTTTGCTCTTTAAGACGCCCCACGATGAAGTTGTCTACCACATCCCCCATCACCCAAGCATAAGCCCCAGGCGTTTGCATGATCGTCCGCTGCTCCTCAAACACCCGCTCTACATCCGTACCTGCGTTGCCGAGGTGCTGATCGCCGACGAATGCAATCATGATTGGCCCCGTGTCGAACCGGATCGTCTGCCGGCGCTTCTTCTGCGCCCTACGGTGCTTTTGCTTGAACCGCCGCGCCTGCTCCTGAATCGCCTTCTCAGGATCGAAGTCCGTCCCGGCAGTTGCTCCGTTCACGTCGGGCTCTGGCGGCTCCGGCTTGCCGTAATCACCAACGCCAAAGTCTTCTGCCGCCACGGCCTGCGGGTCGCGCTCTGCATCGGCAGGTCCACCATAAGCGTCTTCGCCTTCCTGTTTTTTAATCCAGTCTGTCAAAGAGCTTAGGCGCTCCCCTGAGGGCGTACGAGTGCCTCGCCGCCACCGCCGCCAAGTCCGAGGAGTGATCCCGATTTCGCCTGCAAAATCCTTATGCCCAAAGTCAGGGCGCCCATCTACGATCTCCTCAGCGCGGTCGACAAGCTCGGAAGGCTCCATCTGGCAAGCGCGGTTATGAGCGTTACGCCTCGACCTCTTCTTCCTTCGTCAGTGTCGCCGTCAGCGTCTCCCCTGCCAGGTGCTCATAAATCCGAAGGCACGTCAGAACAAGCGTGGCGAGCGCCCCAAGCCCTACCATCAGATCCGCAAAGGCGCTCACAGACAGCCACTTATTAATGACAGCAAGTGAGGCCCATGCCGCAGCGAGCAGGTTGTCTAAAATCAGGTTGCCCGTTCGGGGCGGCCTTTTGTCCATTTCAACCCACCCCGTGCAGAGACAAGTCGGCAGGGTCGGCGGTCTGATCCTCCCATGTCACCTGCAAGCTGCCTGATTCTCCTGCCCGCCCGATGAGCTCGTCTAACGTCTCCTGCGAGCGGGTCACGTCGGTCAGGCCGTCGCCATTCAGGTCGGTCGGCGTGTCGCCAACGAGGATGCAGCCTGCGGTATCAGAGACGTAGTTGCCAGCATGGATTAAGATTTCGCTTCGCCCTGGCACATCCTTGACCCAGATACACCGCCCGAAACGCGGCGACTCGTGGCGCTCAAACCTGAAAACGGCGTTTTCGCCAGGTTCGGGCGGGATGCAGCTTTTTCGGTTGCGGTTCTCCTCCCACGGCAGCTCCAGCGCCCAGCACTCCCAAAGGGAGTAGCGCGTGCCATTACTATCTCCACCGATGACAGACAGAATCCCCACCGTTTGCCGGGGCGTCTGGATACGGCGGAGGGCGAGGTCGGGCATAGAGGTAAGCGTGTAATCCAAAGTCTTGATTACACGTACAGAACCGTCACGAACACGTTTCGTGTGCCCTCAGAGACAAAGAGATACCACAAGAAGTGAGATACTACCACCCCGCCCTAATACTTCTCTGGCTCCCTATTCACCCCCCCCCCTCCATTCACAATACGAGCCGCAGTATCGGCCATCCCCTCAGTCATCATTTGAGTGGAGCTGTCTGGGAAGACGACGATCCCAAGCACATCAACGCTGATTTCACTACCGTCCTCACGGCGAAAGATCGTAGCACCGTTTTCGAAGCCCACCTCTTCAAATAAGACGCGGCGCTCTGGCGCGTGAAAGCGGACGCATATTTTACTTTCGGAGTGCCTCCACGCTTCCACGACCACCTTATCGCTTCCCTCAGCCCAGCGTACAACGTACCGGCCAGGACCGTCGATCCGATCCACCTCGCGGGCTAGAACCAAATCACTGTCCATCCACGGCCCCATCCAGCGGCTGTTCACGTAGTGTGCAGTTCCCTTATCGGGCATACTATCCATCGGAATGATTTCAGCATCAACATAAACGCTGGTGGGGGATTTGCCGCTGTCTGCGACCGGATACCGCTTTACATGTGTATCATATGTAGACGGCTTCACATTTTCAACCCGGCCACCGAGTTCGCGGCGGATCTTTTTCATCTGCTTGTAAGAGATGTCCCGCTCGTCGCGCTCATAGGAGCCATAGGTGCGCTCGTTCATATCTAGGCGCTCGGCAGCCTGCTTCTGAGTGAGGCCAGCCTTGTCACGCAGCTTTCGGATCTCTTCGCCTTGTGTCATTTCTGAAACACTCATAACACGGAAAGTGTTTTGTTTTTGGTATGAAAATGACCATCCCACCCCTTACCGGAGTCGTAACACGCACACAAGTCCTCCCTTGTTACATGGAAAAGTGTGAAGATGTCCCCGCTGCCCTCGCTGATCTCCGGGAGCGAGTCAAGGAGGAAGGGTCAATCGCAGAAGTCGCCCGAGCAGTCGATATGCCTCGGGCGTGGCTTTCTCGCGTGCTGTCTCCCAAGACAGGGCGTAAACTCGAAGAGGTCGAGGAGGTAATCCGTGATCTTTAAGACCGTGTGAAGTACACAAATAGTGTATATCTGTGGAACCGTGACACGCAGGCGTCATTGACCTACACGCAGACACGGGACGGGACATCCCGCGACACTTTCGACACGACCAGTTGCCCCCGGTCGGCTCGCCCCTCGGATGTCCCGTCCCCAAGAGCCGCCGGGGGTTTTGTCTTAAAACAACGCACATCGACATGCCAAAAAGAGGAGCAAGAGATCACAAGGGCGGCGGCAAGGCCACGCACCGCTGGGAGGGGAATATCACAGGAGGCGGGTCTACTCAGCCGCACGGCGAAAGAGTGGACAGGCGCGAGCTGGAGGCCGACCGCCTCAAGGAAGACCTGGAAGACGCTCCTACGATCAAGTAGCGCCCGCAGAACGCGGGCAGGGCGCCGCGTGTCGCCCGACGTTACCCACACGCATTGGTTGGCGCGTGTCCAGACTTGGACGCGCCTTTCTCTCACGCTTTCTTCTGACAAACCGCTAGGCGGCGTGTGTACCGAAGGAAGCGTCGAGGGGCTCTGCGGCCCCGGGTGTAGGAGCCCCGGGGCACTTGACCGGGTAGCTCAGAGGCTAGAGGAAGCGGTGACGCATACGGACGAGCGGTTCGATTCCGCGCCCCGGTCACACACACAGCGACAGCCGCGTGGAGGGCGCTCCCAATGAAGCGCGGCACTTGCGGGCTACCGGAGTAGCTCCCGGCCTTGGTAATCCCTTGATCAGGGGTCGTTGGTTCGAGCCCAACAGCCCGCACCGCAGATGCATCAAGCCGCACCGGGCGGTTGCGACCGCCGGGTGAAGCTGGTAACGGTTGCTTCCAAAGATCGCAACCGAGTCCGGCTTACATAGAGAAAGCCCGCCGCTGGCACGGCGGGCCTCGCTAGACTCTCGCTTCCAACAAGAGACAATTATGGAAACGCAACGAGACCCCCGAGGTGTTCCTTCCGGCGACGGAGCCGGCGGGCGCACTCCGCACTCACGACTTCAGCTTCAAATGTCTGACGCGCCCTCTGCCGGGTGGGACAATACCCACGTCTGGATTCACCACGACGAGAACGGCAACGCCCGCCTCATCACCTGCGTCGAACGCCGGACTGAGCAGGGATATGAGTACGCCGTCGTCACGCCCTACAGCGTGGAGGTCTACAACCTACACGACTTCCAGACGGCTGTAAACGCCCGACGCCAGAAGCTCAACGTGCAGGACAAGTATCGCAAGCAGCTCTGGCAGGCGCTCAACAACGACCTGTTCGCCACGATGGAGATTCTGCGGGACATCCAGAGCCGCCACGTTGGCGAGGTGGTGTCCTCATGATCCGACTCGCCAGCCGGTCCCCTGCCGCGCCCTTTTCCACAAGCCGACCCGCACCCGTGAAGCCACAGCGCCCACCGCAGTCTACCACCAACACCGAAGCCCAAACGCTTCGGCAGATGGTGCAAGAGCGCGAGGAGGAGATTCAGAAACTTCGTGCGGCCACCAAAAAGGCTATTGCCCTCTTGGTCAGTTACCAGAACCGAATTGATGGACCCGGAGGGAGCAACCTGGCAGAATGCATCAGCCAACTCCAATCACTACACCCTGAATGGGACGTTGACGGCGGAGGTGATGAATCATGACCCCTGGACAGCAGCAGCGCAAAGACGCGCAAGACGCGGCCCGCCGCGAGCAGCAAGCGGACGAGCGTATCCGTGAGCTTGAGGAAGAGGTTGAGCAGTTGCGAGAGGCGCTTTTATCTCTACTCTCAAACTCAAGGTTTGTGCTCCGCTCAGAGGAGCCAGTAGACCCGAGGCTATGGCAGGCACTCTCTGCATCTATCTTAACAGCAGAAGACGCCCTCAGCGGCGGAGGTGACGACCATGCCTCAAGTTAAGCCCGAACACCGCCCCGGCGCGAAGATCCGCAGCGAGACGGTCGAACTCAAGCACTGCCAAGCGCGGCTGTCTGATGCCCGAGTCGGGGACGGCTACCGCCTCAGTCTCTCCCGCCGCCGGTCCATCGAATACGGCGCGGACGTGTGGCTCCCGGTCTACGACTGGCAGTGCCTCTCCTACGACCTGCCCGTTGATGGCCTCAGTCAGTGGGAGGTGCATCAGGCGCTTGAAGCGATGCAGGCCGAAGCCGCTCGGCGGTATCAAGCGGAGAAGCAGCGGCGAGCCTCCCGCAAGCACAAGCGGATGGTGGCGCACCGAGAGCACGAGGAACCGGAGCACACCGTCGAGACGGAGCACCTGCCTGATCGCACGCTCTGTCGCATCATTAGCTAACCGCCATGGAACCGATCAATAAAGAGCATGACGCTGATTACTGGCGCAACGAGTACGAGCGCCTCCGTAACTGCCTCGTCCACATTCTCAAAATAACTAGCAATGAGGACATGCCTTACGACGACATTGTGCATGACGTAGAGGTGGACGCTTACCACAGCCTATACGAAGAGTAACCTTTGGCATCCCCGAGAGGGGTGCCAGGAGGCCGTGGTCGGCCCCTCCCGGCACTCTTCTCATCAAACAGCACAGACCCATGGATATGCGGCGCAGCGAAATCGAAAAAGACAAAGACTGGCGGGATGAGATTCAGCAAATGCCGTGGCTGGACTTCCCCGAGTCGTGGCAGGTGCAAATCATTCCGCCGTTTGGAGGCGCACTAGCCCGCTTCAAAGTGCGCCGCGACGACACGCCCAACGATCAGTGTGTGTCGGTCTACTACGACGCGCACTCACGTCTGGGGCACATGCCTTATTCGTACTGGGAGGTCTACCCGTGCCCTTCTGAACACATGGAGCGCGGGGAATGCAGGCGGCACCGGCACGACGAAGTAGAGGGACTGATGGAAAGCATTTCTGAGTCCCTTGACTACTTGCCAAACCGTCCTGAGTGGCGCTGACGAGCCCTCACAGGGCGAAACGTGGGCCGTGGAGGCGGCCCGCGTTCGTCACTATCACCCTCTCTCTTACAGACACGAGACAGACCGATGAGTGATCCTAAACAGGCACTACAGCAAACCGGAGACGGAGCACCGCCCGCCCCCGCTCAGGTATCCGTGGAAGGCGTGGAAGACGCGCTTCTCGACGGCGACCTGTCGAAGCTCACCTCCCAGCAGCGCCTCGATTACTACGAGAAGGTCTGCGAATCGGTAGGGCTGAATCCGCTTACGAAGCCGTTTGAATACATCCGGCTCAACGGACAGCTCACCCTCTACGCCACCCGCGCCGCTGCGGAGCAGCTCCGAAAAGTAAATGGCATTTCTATTACCGACCTCGAAGAGACGTGGCGGGACTCGCTTTGCATCTTCCGCGCAAAGGCCGAAGATGCAGAGGGCCGCACCGACGTTGCGACCGGCGCGGTGGACACGTCCCGGTCGTCGGGGCAGGACCTCGCCAACGACATCATGAAGGCCGAGACGAAGGCAAAGCGGCGCGTCACGCTTTCTCTCGCTGGCCTCGGGTGGCTGGACGAGACGGAAGTGAGCGACATTCCCGACCAGGCCACCGAAGAAGTGAACGTGGACTACGACACCGGAGAGGTGAAGACGCAGAAGCCGAACAAGTGGTACAAGCAGGCGACAGACTGGCTGATCGACACCGTGCAGGACGGAGAGGCCGAGGCCAGCGACGTGCTCGCCAACGCCGACAGCGTGCCGTCCGAGCATCCGATTGATGACTGGCCCGATGAGTACGCGGAGGCGGCGATTGAGCACATCAAAAACGCCGCTCGGCTTCGCGAAGAGCAGGCCGCAGAGGACAACGCAAACGATAAGCCCGGGGCGGAAGAGGTCACCGGCGCGGAGTCTGCTGGTGACCCCGACCCCCAAGACCCCGACGAGGTAAAGGAGGCCGCCGACGCTGTAGAGGTGGAAGGCGAAGACGCGAACGACGAGGCGTTCGAGGACGGGGACGGATTGCCCTTCTAGGTGTCACGGTGCGTGGAGTCACGCACTTCTGTGGAACAGAGGTACACAGAGCGTGTTAGTATCCACGCATTTTGACTGATCCTCCTGGTCAGGGGATTGCCTACTTACCGACACGCCCCTTTAGCCTGGGCGCGGCTGCAATCCCCTGACCGACAAAATGCACCGCCGCGCTCAGGCTTTTTCTTTTGCCGACCTGAGATTTTGACGACATGGACGAACAACTCCGTGACGTATTGGAGCGGCTTGATAACGTCTCTGAGACGAGTGATGGCTGGAAGGCATGTTGCCCAGCTCACGACGACAGTAACCCTTCTCTCTCAGTTAGTGACGGTGATGACCAACCTGTGGTCGTTCACTGCTGGGCGGGCTGCACGTCGGAGGAGGTCGTGGCGGCTTTAGGGCTGAACTTTGCGGACATCTGCGAAGGCGAAGCCGAGCCCCGCAATGAAGATGATGCCGATACGCTGTCTGCGGTGCAGCGGGAGCGGCAGAAGCTAAAGCGCCGCAAGGCCAACACCAACGCCCGCCTCAAAAAGGTCGAGCAGGCGAAAGCCAAGATGACCGAGAGCGAGCGCCTGCTTTTTCGGATGTGCTGCAACACCCGCCCCAACGGGGAGACCGTGACGGAGCTGAAAAAGGCGAAACGAGATGATCTAATAGACAGAGCTTTGGACCGATGAGCGAACAAGCATTGACATATAAAGACCTTGGGCCACGCGACCAGGCCCTAATTGATGAGGCCGGTGGTGGCAACCAGACCGTAGTTTCAGCGCGAATGGTGAAGGCGCTAAACGGAAACGGGAACGCTGCCATCATGCTCTCTCAACTGTTGTTTTGGAGCCGCCAGAAGGCAAATGAAGACGGCTGGTTCTACCGGACGAGGAAGCAGATGGAGAAGCGATGCGGCCTCGGTAAGAAGGCACAGAAGAACGCTGCGGACACGCTATCAAGTCTCGGCTTGGTTGAATCCGAGGTGCGCGGGATGCCCGCGAAAAAGCATTACCGAGTACGGCTTGGGGAAGTCATAACCCTCTTAACAGGCGCTGAGCAAGATCGCGCCCATGGGAGCAATCAAGATCGAACCCATGGGGGCGAACAAGATCGCGCCCATGGGAGCGGGGCCATCTATAGACAAGAAAACAAAGAAGATACACAGAGCGCGCACGCGCACGGGGAGGGTCTTCCACCACACGCCCCCAGCGAACAGCAAGTGGTCGAATACGGCACCAGCCGAGCGGGAATGACGGAAGAGGAGTGCAAGAAGTTCTGGCGCCACTACAGCGCGATAGAGTGGCTCGACCCTCATGGGCGCAAGATCACGAACTGGAAGCTGAAACTTGGGAATTGGGACGCACGACAGTCCAAATACACGTCTTCACGCGACGGGTCCTCTCAAACGTCTACCGGGGACGGCGAGCCGAGTCGCAAAACGCCCGAACTTGTCAACCCATGATTCTCCGCGATTGCGATACATGCCAGCGCCGCACCGACCACGACCGCCGGCAGTGGGCTAAGGCCGAAGACGGGGCCGTGACGATCCGCACGGAATACACCTGTACGGCCTGCGGCACCGTCAACATTACCTACAACGAATTTCCGACCCATGAGCGAGAAGCCAACCGCACATAATGCCGAGCGCCTCGTGCTCTCCTGCCTCATGCGAGGCGGCCAAGCGGTTCGGACGGGCATCCGAAAGATGATGGAGCCCAGAATGTTCGACCGCTACCGCGAAACTGCTGAGGCGGCCTGGGAGCTGTCGGAGGACGTGCGCCCTGATCCAGATTCGGTCAAGGGCAAAATGGAGGGCAGCACCGATCAGGTGGATAAGATCACGGAGGTTAGCCCGACGCCGAAGACTTGGAAGGACCATGCCCCCGACGTGATGCAGTCGTGGTCAGAGCGCGATGACCTGAGCCTCTCAGAGAAGATCCGCAAGTCTGCGCTCGGTAAGTCGGGGAAGACTTTCGATTATAGCGATCACGACTGGATGGACACGAAGGCTCTTATTGAGGAGCACATCGACAAGCAGACCCGCGCTCTTGACAGCGCCGAAGACACTGACCTGCGAAGCACCGTCCAGTCCGTGCTCACCGAGCTTGAAGAGGCGCAGGCGCAAGGCACGACTGGTATCCCGACCGGCTTCCCGTCGCTCGACAGCATTACAGACGGATGGCAAGACGCGGAGGTGACGGTGATCGCGGGCAGGCCAAGCATGGGCAAAACTAGCTTCGCGCTGTCTCAGGCAATACAGGCATCGGTGGACGGCGACCTGAATTCCCGCATCCACTCCCTCGAAATGTCCCGCCAGAAGCTCGTGAAGCGGATGATTGCGCAACAGTCGAAGGTCAACGTGCGGGACCGACCGATTTCAGATGACGGGTGGCAGCGCATCACTCGCTCGGCGGGCAAGGTTTCCGAAGCGACCCTCACGATTGACGATCAGCCCACCATTACGCCTCGTCAGGTCCGCACGCGGTGCCGCCAGCAGATCCACAAGGAGGGGCTTGATGTGCTTATCATTGACTATCTTCAGCTCTTGCGCCCGCCCCGCGATGCAAACTACTCTAACCGCAACAAGGAGGTCGGGTCTATCGCTCGGAGTCTGAAGATGATTGCCAAGGACCTAGATATTCCGGTCCTCGCCCTCGCCCAGCTCAACCGCAAGGTCGAGAACCGCAACCCGCCGCGCCCCCAGATGGCAGACTTGCGGGACTCCGGTGAGATTGAGGAGCACGCCGACAACATCCTTTTCCTCTATCGCCCTGAAGTCTACGGCATCACGACGGACCCGCAGGGCAACGACACGACGGGCATGGGTGAGATCGTGGTGAGCAAGCAGCGTAACGGGCCTGACGGACGGGTTCGGGCTGCGTGGGTGGAGAAGTGCGCCGCCTGGGAGCCGCTTGAGAAGCGGCAAACCGAATCGCCAGTCGGCGGGGACGGGCTTGCGCCGAGACAGGACGCAGGTTTTTAACATCGCACGATTGCGACGAGAACGACCCAGCGCCCTTTTAGCACAGATAGCTTACCATTATGCAAGCCATAGAGACTGAGTGGAAAGGATACCGATTCCGTAGCCGCCTCGAAGCGCGGTGGGCTGTGTTCTTTGAGCAACTGGACCTCTCCTGGAATTACGAGCCTCAAGGTTTCATTCTGGACACGGGGAAGCGCTACCTCCCCGACTTCAAGGTTGAGACCCCTTATCCTTTTGACTACTGGTATGAGGTTAAGCATGAAGGCATTAAAGAGGATGACAAATTTCAAGAGTTCAGCGAGTCCGTGGATAACAGGGTCGGGAGTGATGACGACCATCAGAAATTTCCCAAACTACTTTCGGGTGATCCCTACACTGCTCTCTGTGAAAGCAGTTATTTGATTTGCCCTTCATGCGGTGGTGTCCAAGGCGATTACTACAATACTCCACCAAGGGGGAAATTTTGGGATGACCGCATCTGTGATCCATGTGACTACTATACCCCATATGGTTCAGGTAACGATAAAATGAGTGGGCAAATTTCGCCATTCCTGCCCCGGAAAGGGGTAATAAAACTAGATGGCTATGGTGCTGGGCATCGTGAAACCTTCAACATGAAAGTTTCTCATGCCGCAAAAGAAGCTCGGCAGGCTCGCTTTGAGCACGGCGAATCGCCCTCAATCTAGCACCGCGACGACGCGCCCTTTTGAATCGACCTCACACGGGGAAGGACACTCCCCTCACCAAAAACCAACCTCAACCTAACATGACCTACTTCGCTGTTAGCATCTACCTTCTCGCAATCGTGATCGCCAACGTGACCATCGCAGAGTTCGGCGCGTGGCTTATGCCGATCAACGCCTTTCTGCTGATTGGCCTTGACCTCGCGCTACGGGACAGTCTGCACGACGCGTGGACTGAACACCTAACCCTCAAGATGGGCGCCCTAATCGCAAGCGGGGCGGGGATTACGTACCTCGTTCAGCCCGAAGCGGGATGGGTCGCTCTAGCGTCCACAGTCGCGTTTGCCGGGGCCATGAGCACCGACGCAGGCGTGTACCACTGGCTGAAAGACGAAGACTATCAGATCCGCGCAAACGCCTCGAACGTCTCAGGGGCGCTGATAGACTCCCTCCTGTTCCCAACAATTGCGTTCGGCGCAATCATGCCGTGGGCAACGCTTGGGCAGTTTGCGGCGAAAGCAGGGGGCGGCGCCGTGTGGGCATGGCTGATTGAAAAGGCCCGTGCTCAGTGGCTCGCTTACGCTGCTGCTGGACTGCTTTTCGCCGTGCCCGCACAGGGACAGGACCTGTACCTCAACGCCCACTACGACGCAGCACGCGGGCAGCCCATTATAAGCGCCGTTCATGATACGCCGATTCCTGGCACCCCACTGTTTGCCACAGGATTTGTGGAGGTATGGCGCAACCCTAAGACCGGATTCCCGGCGAACGATTGGGTCATGTTTAGCAAGCACTGGATCAAGTACCCGCTCACCAAGCGCCTGAACGCGTCGGTTGGCGTTGAGATGCTTTACAACCGTGCAGGGGTCAACTTCGACCGGCTGGACATCCGATTTCGGCCAAATGACCCGAAGCTGCACGTAGCGCCCAAACTTGGAATTAGCCTCAAGGTCTGGTGAACTTCTTTGTTGGCTTTCACCATCCTGGCCGCGCTGAACAGGTAGGCCGCCCGTGTATGCTGTCTGCAAACGCCCTCCGAGACCGGAAGGGAGATATTACCCCTGGAGAGTGGATGATGGATTCGGGGGCCTTTAGCCAAGTTGCAGGCGAGGCAGGCTTTCACGACTCGCCCGCCGAGTATGCCATTGAGATCCATAGGTGGTCTCGATGCGGCGAGCTCGTGGCAGCGGCTACGCAGGATTACATGTGCGAGCCTGCCATTCTTGACCGCCTCGACCGCAACGCCAAAGAGCAGCAAGAGCGCACGGTGGAGCGATACCGGGAGATCAAGTCTCACCTAATGCGCCTCCGTTCGGACGTGCATCTGATGCCTGTTCTACAAGGGTGGGACGCTCGCCACTACAAGCGGCACATCAAGATGTACGACCTGCCTGAGAACTGCTGGACAGGTGTGGGGAGTGTCTGCAAGCGCAACAGCACGCCTGCCGATGTAGAGCGGGTGTTGCGCTCGGTGAAAGATTTCCGACCTGACCTGCGCCTGCACGGGTTTGGGATCAAAACGGAGGCGCTCAAACGCCCTGCGATCCGCGAGATGCTGTATTCGGCAGATTCAATGGCGTGGTCGTTCCATGCCCGAAAAAGTGATGGGGACCCGAACAGCCCCTTGGCGGCGCAGGAGTTTTACGACGCGATGATGGAGCCGACGACTGAAACGCCGCTCTTTTCCCAAGAGGCAAAAGCACATGCCTGACCTCGACGCCCTCGGCGACACGATCCGCGAACTTCGGGAGATCAGGGGCTGGTCGATCCGCGACCTCTCAGAGCGGGCGGGTGTGGCCCGTGCGCCTATTTGCAAGTACGAGAATAACAATCAGCGCCCCTCACTTTCGTCGCTGGCAAAGATCGCCGCTGCCTTCGATGCCCGCCCGAGCGAATTGCTCGATGACGCTGGACTCTAATCAACCTTCAACTGCTATGGACGACCTAGAGCTGGGCCAGCGCCTCGCGCTGCCCTACGAATCGCAAGACAAGAGCATCAGCGTGCCCGCCGAAGTGACCGGCCTCGGTCTGCCCGCCGTGCGGGTGGAGACCGACAGCGGAGAGGTTTACATCCGGCACGCCGAGCGAGTACACGAATGGACCCGCCACCTGCGTCATGCCTGACTGGATTATCGCCTTAGCTGGCATCCTCTCCTTCCTTATCATCCTTCTCATTCTCACAGGACCACCCACACGCTTATGAGTGGAGTAGACGCAATTAGCGCGATCACAAACGGTGATTGGGAACGCGGGTTAGAGTGGGCGCGGGCACATGACGTTGAGATTCCCGACAACCCGCAGAAGATGGACAAAGCGTTCTCTTACGAGACCGATGCGCGGGATACCTACCCCAAACGCATGACGCTGATTCGCAACATTTGCGAGCACCTGCAAAGCTGCGACCCGGATAATGGTGTCGTGTCGGGGCGGTTGGAGGCACTAGCCGAGCAGTTTCGGCGTCGGGCAGATTCGGCGAAAGAGGACGGGCGGCATGTCGAAATGGACATCTGGATCGACGCAGAAACCGACACCAAACGACTGATTCCTGATGAGTAGCCCCTGGCACGACATCCTCCCCACGCCGCCCCAGCACGGCTACGAGACAACCCCGCCTGTAGAGGTGCTGATGCGGTGCGCCGAGCGATATGATCTTGAGCGATACACACAGAGCTATGCACGAAATGGAACGCAACAAGGTAGGCGGTAGCCCCGAGGCTGTGCCCGAAAAGCTCTGCTGGGGCGCGTCTCCGCTAAACATCTTTGACACCGCCTTGCGAGATAAGATTTATGACGACTACCCACATAGCGACCATACGGCGGGGTTTGTCGTCCGATACTACATTGACACGCCGCAGGGCGGCCCGTGCGGCAAGCGTTTTCACTGGAACAGCAGATCGTAAGCGATGCCAACCCAAGAGGTCACCACACAAGTCTCTTCCGCCCACGCGAAGCAGCTTGTAGCCGACGTGATGGCCGCCTTTGAAGACGTGCGGACTGCGGAGCGCAAGAAGGAAGAGGCGAAGGAAGAGGCCCTTCGCAAACGCTACGAGTGGGGCCGTGAGGTCCACAACGCCCTGCAAGAAGCCGAGAAGGGTGACTCTATTGCAAAGGAGATCGCCCGCCGCGTGGGGCGTTCTGATACCTGGGTCCGTAACCATGCTCGTTTCGCAACCGCCGTTTATGAAGAGTACCACCCGCAGTGGGACACCACGAAGGGGCACATCATTGAGGGGTATTTCCGCTACTGCGAAGAGGAGGGGCGCAACAAGTCTTGGAATAAGGTCGTGTCGTGGCTGAACTCTCGCGGGGACATGTCGGAGGAAGAAGAGCAAGCCACTGAACTGGAGAAGCACCAGCGCGAGATTGAGCGGAAGATTCGAGAACTGGAAGAGAAAGTTCAGAAAGCGCAGGAGACGATGGCCCGCGAAAACGTGGATCCCGAACAGGGCGACCTTGCGGGGCCTCTCCAACGTGGCTCCGAGTCTGTTCGGGACAGCGAGCGGGCGATGGAGCAGCTTCCTCATCTTTCCCCCGACCGCGAGGAGCACGAAGCGTACACCGCGTGGGTGGCAGAGACCCACGCCTGCTGTGCGTGCGGCCTGGACGACGATACGACCATTCCGCACCACCTGCGGGAGTTTGCCCCCGACACCGGCGTTGCGACGAAGGTTGACGACTACGACGTGGTGCCCCTTTGCTTTGACTGCCACCAGACCCTAGAGGACAACCCATCGAAATCGTTCTGGGAGGACAAGCCGGTAGACCCAGTGCGGGTATCACGCGAGATGGTCCGCGAAGCAGCGCCGCTGATGCGAGACGACGAGATATAACCGCACTCCCTCACAGACACACAGAGCCATGCCTGAAGACACAGATCGTCAGTGGGACAACTATTGGGAGGTGTATTGGGCCAAGCGGTCCCGCCGCTGGCACGATCCGATTCCAGCTGCACACATGGAGGCGACTATTTACTGCCGAAAGCACGGACTCCCTATTCCACATGAACAGGATTTTGAATAGGTATGACTGACACCCGGCAGGGCTACAAGCCATGCAGTGCCTGTGGCCGCTACGGCAGCGAGTGGGTCGAAGTGGAGGGCACGCTTCGCGCCGTCACCGCGCCGCGTGGAGTGAAAGTTGAGGAGGGCGAGCGGTGGACCTGCGCCGTTTGCGTAGAGAGAGGACACGAGCAAGTAGCTACATCATCATCTTCTGAGCAAGAAACCGAATTGATATGAGTGACGACGTAGAGCATACGCCAGGACCGTGGGAGATTGAAGACGGCCACTGGGACATTGAGGTCACTAAGGGAGAATACGTCATTGCAACAGCCCACGCCGCCGTGCCAAATGGCGGGCTTAAAGAAAATGCCCGCCTCATCTCCGCCGCGCCCGAATTGCTAGAGGCGTCCAAGCAACTTCTCCAGGCCGTTTCGGCTGAGGCTGGAACGTGCACCGAGGTATCGCCCCCGGTTCGAGAGCAGATTTGTTCTGACGCTCGTGATGCCATCGCTAAAGCCAAAGGCCGTCACGAATAGCACTCTCTTTCTCTGACGAACAATCCGAAAAAGCACATGCCTAACCGATCCATCAATCGTAACACCTTCATCGGCAACTTGGGAGATACGCCTGAGCTTACCCGCGTCTCTGAAAATAGCGTGGTCTGCAACTTCCCGCTCGCCCTCGATGACAGCTACGAAAAGAACGGCGAGACGGTTGAGCAGACCGTGTGGGTTGAGATCGAAGCCTGGGGCAAGCTGGGCGAAATCTGCGAGCAGTACCTTGATCGTGGAAGTCAGGTCTATATCGAAGGCAAGCTGGTGTCCTCGACGTGGGAGGACGAGCATGGGCAGACCCGCAAGGACCTGAGCGTGAGAGCCCAAGAAGTCCAGTTCCTCGACTCCCCGGGCGATGCCGGCGGCGACGGGGCCATGCGCCAGAGCGACCCCGCCCCCGAGCCGACTTCGCAGGCGAGCGGCGGGCAGGACGATACGTTTGAGCCTGACGACGACCTCCCGTTTTGATGCGCCCAAACACTCGCTAGACTCTGACAGGCCACTCAAGAGCCAATGAAAGAAGTCAAGTTCACCAAAGAAGAGCGCACCCGGCATCCATATAGAAGCCTTGCCTGTGCGGTGATCTGGCGCGGGATGCGTGACCGTCAAGAGAAGGACGTAACCTCCGACGAAGAGGTAGAAATTGATTCGCTCTGGTATCAGGTGGCGCGGGGCATCCCGGCCACGACAGACAATCTCGACCCCGACCCGCCTGAACCCTTGGAGGACACCGAAGGGGAGTGGATGCTTGCCCAGAAGCTCCCTTGCGGCAAAAACACGATCTTCAAGTGGGGCCGTGACGACAAGATCACCCTACGAAGCATGAAGGTGTCGGAGACGCAGAAGCGCACGTTCGTCAAAGTCGATGATTGCCTGAAACACGAAGTAACCCGCTATACCAACCGTGGAAGCTAAAAGGTGCTACGCGAAAACGAACAAGGGGTCGCGGTGCTCCCGCCCGGGCGAGGAATGGATTCTCGTGCGGGGTGGGGTTGCGGCCTGGGTCTGCCATCAGCACAAGGGGCGCCACGTTCAGCTTGCAGACCGCGATGCGGACATCAACCACATCTCTGACGCCCTCTCCGAAACGGTGCGGGAGCTCAGAGACATCCGTGGCTGGACGCAGCACGAAACCGCAAAACGTGCCGGTGTAGGCCGGAATGTGATCCAACGCCTTGAGAATGGATACGGGGCAACCACGATGAAGCCACTCTGCAAGATCGCCTCTGCTTTTGGCGTGAAGGCGTGGAAGCTCCTAAAAGACGCAGGGCTATGAGCATCAGCTTCGACAAAGCCTGCCCCGAGTGCGGCGCACCGACCGAGCCGGCGGGCAACGACCAGCGCCGGTGCGTTGAGTGTGAATGGGGCCAACGATCTTTTGAACTAGACCAAGACACCGACCAATGAGCGAACCACAGATCGAATTCGAGACCGAGCGCGAGACCGACGCGGAGCCGACACCGAGAGCTTGGGAGCATGATCTAAAGCCAATGGACGGCGTAGACGGGCGAGGCATTTTCGGCCAAGACGAAGATGGGAATATGTTCGTCATCGCAAATGTCAACGTTCCTGAGCAGGGATTGCTTGAAGGTGATTGGCGAGCCAACGCCCGCCTCATCGCCGCCGCTGGCACCGCCGCACAGGAAGCGCGGGAGATGGGATACGACCCGCAGAGGGCGGTGGAGGGTACGCCCGAACAACTGACTGCCCTTGAACGGTGTCGCCGGTACTTCCGAGAGCAGTACCGTGAAGGCGAACTAGGAGCATTAAGATCGAGCATCTTGTCTGAGGTAGAAGACGCGCTCGCCAGCGCGGAGGGCAGCGAGGAATGAGAGCCGCAAGCCTAGACGACCTTGACCTGAGTGACGACTGCCAGATCAGCGAGCCCGTGAGCGACCCCGACGACGCCACCCTCCCGCTAACCATCGAGGTGCCGGGGAAGCCGCCTTCACTGAATCAGTTCTACAGCGGAATGCACTGGGGGCGCCGGAAGAAAGTGCGGGACGAGTGGCATGAGAAGACTGCCCTGCACGCGCCCGACGTGGCGGTGGAAGAATATCCCGTTGCCGTTGAGTGCGTCGTTCTTTGGGGCTCTGGGCGCCGCTACGACGCGGAGAATCTAGCGGCGGGCTCGAAGCTCATCACGGATGGTCTCGTGGAGGCGGGCGTGTTGCGTGGGGACGGGCCGAAAGAGATCCGGCGCGTGTCACTGGAGGCGCGGCTGATGGAAAGAGACGGGCACCTTACGCACTACACGATCACAGAGGCATAGACTCATGGAGCGCACCACAAAGATCGAAATGAGCAAAGACGAACTCCAACAGGAACGCGAGGCCGCTGCCACGCGGGCAGTCAAGAAGGCGCTAGACGATGTGCCCGCCGACGTGAAGGCGCTGGCCGCCGCACGGATGGGCCTCGTGACGGCTGCCCACATCGCTGAGGTCTACGGCGTCACGAAGCAGACGGCGCGGAAGTGGGCTGGCTCACCAGTCAACCCGAACTCTCGGCCCCAGCTCTACCGCGTGGAGGACCTTCCAGATGAGATGAGTTCATAACGTAGAAGCTCTCTTGGCCTTGACAAAAACCGATAGACCCTGAATAACTGATTGAACGTGCGATGGCTATCTTCTTCAGAGACGCAACCTGTCCCTACTGTGGGGCCGACGCCACCATACAAGACTACACGCACTGTCCTGGTGGCCGGCGACTTGGACAAGAATCAATCATTTCACTAGACTGGAAAGACTGCGAGTGCGAATGGGACAGCAGTGATTCCGAGCGTGCGCTCCTTATTGAGCTGGGAGAAGTGGAATCCTATGTTTAAGAGTAGCGAAGAGTTATCCTATGCGACATTAAGATAAAAGCCACAACGACATGAAAGACAGCTGGGACAATGAAGCAATGCGGGCGCTAACCAAACTCCCGCTTCACGCTCGGCGGGCGGTGATGGCCGTTGAGGCGCATCTGTTCACAGATGACGTGATGCGCTTTTACGATGTGTATGGCGAGTACACATTGAATGAGTGCCCAATCGGCCTACTGCTTACACCAAATGATAACTTGGGACTCAAAACAGAATACCGGAACGACAAGGGCAAGCCGCTCGCCTACGTTGTAGAGACTGGAGAGCGGTTATGTATAGGCAAACAGCCAGTAAAGGCACTGCGGCGGACAGACCCGATACACGAACAGGACTTTAGAAGTGCAGGGTAGATGTGTTAATAATCTGCCCCATTCTCTTACCCGCCAACTACAAAACCCGCCTCAGAAGACGCGAGGCGGGTTTCTCAGTAGGCCCGGGGGGATTCGAACCCCCAGCTCACGGATTAAGAGTCCGTTGCTCTACCAGGTTGAGCTACGAGCCTATCGGGATTTTCCGATGCGTGGATACTTCGTGCCACGCGGAAAGTTCGGCGGATCGTCCCGTGCAGGGGCGCCACACGCAACTTTCCACTGGGCTTCACAGCATCGCGCCGTCCGCGCGGGAGCGGCCAACCAGTCCGCCCTGCGCCCGCCCCACGGCGGGCCTCGGGGGCG